TCAATAACACAATGTCGTTCAGCATCTTCGTGTACGCCTGATCGATGGGGGCCATCGACTTGATTGGCTGGGTGACGAACGTCACCGAATACAGAAGCGCCACGACAATGAAGCACAGGATGCAGGTGACTGCAACCACCACAAAGCCCCAGATGCGGACTTCGATATCTTCAGCGGTTAGGACTGGCTTCTGGAGCTGGTTGGGCTGGTTGGTTTGTTGCATTGATTTGCTTCTCCAAGATGGGGGCTACAAGGTATTCGGGGCACTGCTGGGTAAACAAGCACTTTGGCTTTTGGCATTGTGCAGCATGGAAGTTTTCAGGGTTCTGGCAGAAATACCTGTACCGGTCTTCACATCCGGTCAGCATCAACGCCGCAAAAATAAAAATATACTTCATACCATGACGTCCACAGAGTTGGGTCTAGCCCATTGGTTGCGCACTTGTTGCAGTTTGTGATTCTGCTCGTTTTGATGGTTCAGGCGGTGCAGCTCCTGCAGATTCTTCTGCTGAATTATGCGGTATGTTTCCAACAAAATCTTGGCGTTGGCTTGGTAAGGAGTGACTCTCATAACCCAATCTTCCCCAATAGAAGGTTAACAATCTTGTCTGACAGGTCATCTGGCAAAAAGCGTAGGAAGCCAAGGAACCACCACGCTGCGCAGCCGTAGCAGAACACCTTGCAGAACATGTCGAACTGCTTTTGGTACTCGTTCATAGCTCATCTGCCGCAGCGCTTAGTGGTGTTGCAAAACTCCACCATCTCGTAAATGCCAATGCCAAGCAAAAATAACAGGAACGCAATCGCACCAATCGCAACGGCCCACTCTTGCATCTCAGCGTCTTTTTCTTTTTGCTTCTTTTCCTCGGCTCTTAACGCTGCCATTTCTTTGGCGTCATCTCTGTCCATCTCGGCTTGACGGGCTTTGATTTTGTTCCACACGTCGATCTTGCCGGTTTGCATGAACAGCATTTTGAGCTCCTCCTCGAAGGCGCGAGCTTGCTCAAGCGCCATTTCGATTTGCAGGGCGGTGCCCATGTTGGAGCCTTTTTTGTCGCGCTTAGCCTGCAGCATTGCCTTGGTCGCAGTGGACTTGGCATCGAACATCTTGCCGATCATCGGCGCGAGTGAACCTAGGTCATTGGCTACTTTCGCAGCCTTCTTGACCATACTAATAGCCGACTGTATGCCAGCTAGGGCTGTTACGGGATCAATCATTTTTTCTCAACTTTTTTCCATTCAAGGCATATTACCTTGCGGTTGTACACGTCCCCAGACCATGTCCACCGGACACAGCGGTATTCCGTGTTTAAGCTGAAAACCAAGAGAGTCGCCGCTAGCCAATTCATGGCGGCCTCCGTATTTAGGTTCGGCTAAACAGGCGGGAAAGGGCAGTTTTAATGGAGTTGAAAAAGCTACCGCGAGTGGGTTCTGCGTTTTTCACTTCGGGTTCTGGGGTCACAGGAAGCTCAACGGGCAGCGTAACAGATTCGGGTTGTACAACCGTTACTGTTTTTTGCTTGGGTTTATTTGTTGTAGCCATACAACAATCCTATTACTTATCTTGCTTGGAGTCAAGCTTGTCGAAGATTTGGCGAAGGATGTCTTTGATCTCTTTGATGTCGGCCTTGTAGTCATCCTTTTGGACATAATCCTTCAAAATTTGTTCGCGCATGGCAGCCACATCGTCTTCCAGTTTCTGGATTTTGCGAGTGACCTGATTGAACACAAACACGGCCAAGAACGCGGCAATGGCCACGACGAAGTTAAAGATTTGTTGATTGTCCATGATGGTCTTAGAAAATTATTTCAGGGTAAAGTTCAATGCCGGTCTTAGTTGCCACAATGTTAGAACCAGCGCTATTAGAGGAAATTTCAACAGTGTATGTCCGGTAACCTCCGCCATTTGCTGTTCTTGATACACCAAAATACAAAGTACTTGAGATTTGGTGCCAAACTCCTCTTGCGCTACCGTATACGGTCTGACCGGCACCAGAACTAGCAGTTTCAGTGAATCTTACCCAATAGCTTGATCCAATTCCAGTGGTGGTAGGCGATGCCCAGTTACCCGCACTTTGAGTACCGTCATTGCTGGTGCCCGCTTGGATGGTTCCATTACTGTTAAAAATTAGTTCAGCGAAAGCGGTATTACCCGGATATGCAGTGCCGAAAACACCCGCCAACGATGCCAAAGAAATAGTGATGGCAGATTTGCCCCAGCCATCGCTCATGCTAATTTGCCCGCTGGACGCAACCCCAAAAAGGGCTCGAACTGCTGAATCGCCAAGTCCAAGAGTGGCCGTAGCTGACCGCCCCAGCTCAGTGTTTACCTGAGACATGGATATCGTATTACCGGAGGCGGGCAGCGTCACGGCTTAAGGGGCGGCTGTTGGCGCAGGGGTTTCAACCACTGGAGCCCAAGGCATTGGAGTCTCAGTAATCGGAGTTGCTTTTTCAGCAATCTGCTTTGCAATCATGCCGTTGACGTGCTCTTCGTAGCTACCAATTACGACGGCTTGAATCCAGCCTAAAACCATTGCTTCGGTCAGTTCAGCAAGGGGCACAAAGGTGGAACCCTCTGGCATTGTGGTCGTCGTGAAAGGCGTTGCACCAGAGAATTCACCGGTGTTGCCGTTTTCGTCCGTACCGGTCTTTTTCCAGTAGGTCTGCACAACTGCGTTTTCGTTGCTGCCTTCAGTGCGGGTTTTGAGGCTTGTAACAGCCCATGTGTATGTAATGGCCATGGTTAATCTCCAATGAGTTTGTTGATGAGGGATTCTAACTGTGCTACGCGGTTTCGTAAATCAACGACTTCTTTTGCCAGTTCTACAGCAGAAACCATAGCGGCATTGCCATATGCGACTGCAAGATGTGGCCCTTCGTCCAAAACAGTTTCCGGCAAAACAGTCTGGAGGCTTTGAGCGCTAACACCTGCCTGCCTTGCACCCGTATCAGTTCTAGTATAAGTGCCGCTCTTGACTTTGGCTAGGGCTTCAACAAACCCTGTGCATACATCTGACCAGTCTGTTTTTAAGCGTTCATCAGAATATGCTGTAACATTTCCTTTGGCAATAAAATCTGAACTACCTCGGAAAATAAAATTGCAGTCGGCAACAGGCGAACCAAAGTGAATACCAATACTGTCTGATCCACCATACCCACCGCCACCTTGGAAATACGAAATCCCATAACCATCAGAATTTCCAAAACTCCAAATGCGATTTCGGCCTGATTGATACCCTGCATTTTGAAAGCCGCCTCCGGTACCAGATGAAACAATCCCGTTACTTGAAAGAGATAGTCCTGAACTGCTTGGGTCTAAATAATAGGCTGTGCTGTTGGCGTCATAGAAAATAGTGCCGTCTACACGAGCGCCAAAGTAAGCGCCTTTGTTGCAGTACACCCCGTACGCCGAATTGGTCGACGAAGTGCCAATACCCATGCAGTCGTTTGAAACTAGGTAATAAAAATACCATTTGCCATTGGCTTCGCGGTAAACACCACCGTTACCAGCGCTGTCGTACATCATCCCATTAACAGCGCTGTGGGAAATATACATACCGCTGTACGAATTTTTACTACCGTCTATTTGCAACTGGGTGTACGTGGAGCCACCATTTGGGTAAAAATGCGCACCATAGTGGTTTGGCCAATAGATTCCTGCGGAATTGTCACATTGAATCCAAGTGTTCGGACGGAAATATTGATTTCCAGACAAAACAAGGCCATACAAAAATGAACTACTACTGGGGTCACAGTAGTAAGCAGTATTTTCGTAATCATAAAAAACTGGTGCTCGAACTGAGCCTGTAACAAGGAAATCTGCATTGTGGTTTAACTGCATCTTCCAAGTAGACCAGTTGGCGCTACCTGCTTTACTTGTATACCAATAGTGCTGGTGGTCTTCAGTTGCTCCGGTTCCCGCAGTTCTCCAGTGCCCTGAGTAATAATGAAGGTCGTTTCCGTAGGTTCTTAAAAATCCGGAGTAGTTTGATTGAATGCCAAGTTCCAGAGAATCGTAATTTGAAAGGCCAGCGATCTTAATTGCAACCACACCATTGGCGTTAGAGCCGCCAGTTGCGGCTTGGTAGTTTGCGTAATTAAGAACACTGTTGCTGGTTGGGTCTAAGTAGTAGTTTGTGTTGTTACTGTCGTAAAAGATTGGTGATCTAATAGATTCGCCATTTAGCAAGTAACCGCCGTTATCCATTAAAACGTTCGCGCCGCTAAACCTCATCTGCCACGTGTTGTTACCGCCAACATACAACTCATCGCCAGAGCCCGCTTTTATCATAGAAGCGTTTGTGCCAGCTGACGTAAGCGTTATATCAGAAGACCCGTTTACATAAAATATTGCAGTGGTTAATACACTGTTGCCATTTGGGTCTACGTAATAACCTGTGTTGTTGCTGTCGTAGAAGATTGGCGCGCGGGATGACACGCTTGTCTGGGATACACCCTGACTACTTACCCAAAAATCAGAGCCGCCTTGTGTAGCGGTTCCGCTTACATGAAGCCCAATATAATCAGGGCCGCCTTGGAAATACGAAATTCCGTAACTATCAGCATTGCCAAAACTCCAAATGCGGTTTCTGCCGCTTGTAAAAGTTCTATTTTGGAAACCCCCGTTTGTTCCAGTACCAGATGAAACAATGCCGTTAGTTGCTAACGCAAGGCCCGTGCTGTTTGGGTCTAAGTAATAGCCTGTGTCGTTGCTGTCGTAGAAGATTGGTGCGCGTGAAGAACTATATGATGTTGTGTCCCCGCTGTTGTTAATGATAAACGCGTTTATAGTGTCAGCGCTATTGTTAAAGCGATAACCATAAGTTGGCGTACCCCTAGCGTATGATCCATCACCCGCCCAACTTTGAACACCTTGCCAGTTAGCAGCGTTTAAAACAGATGTACCCGCCGGGTCTAAGTAACGGTTCGTGTCGTTGCTGTCGTAGAAAATTGGTGCATAAACTGCACTTGTGTTGTTTCCTGATTGCGTTGGTGGGTTAACAGTATGTGTTGCATTAATATTGTTATATGTAGATGAATTAAAACCTATTGACCAATTGTCATCCCAATTGGGGTAACCAGTATCTACATAACCAACTTGAACATCAGTTATAAAAACTTGCGGGTATGACCAAGAACTTCCAAGTTCTCCAATATAAACATAAAGAGCACCACCGCCATAAGTAAACCGCACATTAAGGGCAGACCTATTTGCTGTACCCATGTAAGCAAATGTGTTGTACCAAGTTCCACCAGAAGTGTGACCACCGCAATAAATATCAAATGAAAGCCCATCGTATGTGTAAACACTAACCCTAAATCTCAGCATTGGGGAAAGTGATACTGGCAATGTAATAACAATCGCACCATTTACAGTGCCTGTTGTTGTGGTGTACGCGCCACCCGCAGGCATTACATTTCGCAATCCACCACTGTTATTGCTAACAGCAGAATTCACTAAGATACTGTTTAAATAAGAAAGATTTGAAGGGTCGGCATAATACCCAGTATTGTTGCTGTCGTAGAAAATTGGTGATCTCAAAGACCCATTGTAAACATAACCCCCATCATTTGCCCCTTGAGCCATAAGCGTAAGGGGATGATTAGAGTATGTGCCAATCTTACCCACACCTTGCCCCGTATGGGAAAGCATTGTAGTAATAATCCCGTCACTATTACTTACAACGTCTAGCCTCGCATGGCTAGAACCGACAAGGTTCATTCGGGCGTTCCAATTACCATCGTTAGAAGACGCTACATTGCCCGCGAAAATGTGCGTTAGCCTAGAACCGCTGTTTGGGTCTACGTAATAGTTCGTGTCGTTGCTGTCGTAAAAGATTGGTGCACGCCAATCATCAGTTGCGAGTCCAGTACCACCTAAATGTAAATTGTAAGCAGGAGAACTTCCATAGTTAAGACCTGTGAAGCTACCGAAAAAAACAAGCCTGTGGATTGCTGCAACGTTGTCATATGCAGCGTAAAAGCGTCCATCGCCTACACCCATTGAATAGTGAGTAGCTGTTGTGGCATCACCGCGGATATTAACTACGCCGTAGGCTGATCCATAAACTGTTATCTGTTTAGTACTACTAGCAGTCCCCCAAGCGGAATTAACTGGGCTGGTAGTACCAACACCTATACTACCTGCAAGAAGTGCAGCAGTAGTTGAATTTGGGTCTAAATAGTAAGTTGTGTCGTTGCTGTCGTAGAAAATTGGTGCGCGGTAGTCGCCGCTGGTTGTGTATGTGCCTGTACCGCCAGCTTTGTTTGTTAGATTGTTGTAGTCAACCGAGCCAGCAGAACCAGCAGACCCTGTGATATTAATAGCCCAAGTACCAGAAGCGCCTGTGCCGGTCAGAGTTGGGCTATAGCTGTTGTAGTTGGCTGCGTGAAGAATGTTGTTGCCATTAATAAAAGCAAAAGAACCATCGGCAGCAATTCGTGTTGACAAAGTGCCATCGGCTTTACGCAACAACAGTTCACCAACATTTGTAGAAAACCAAATACCTGAATAATTTGCACCATTGGTGTTTGAGTAAACCCCCCAAGAACTGGCAGCTGTAGTTGTAAGCACAGAGCCAGTTATCGCTAATGGCCCTGTCAAAGTTCCGCCAGCCAAAGGCAAATAAGTACTAGCCGCAGACGCAGAAGTCAAATAGCCTGACAGCGCAGAACTTGTGATATACCCGCTTGGATTGCTATTGTTGTATGGTGTGAAGCCCAGAGCTGTGGTCACCATGCCGGATGTGATGCCGGTGATGTAGCCTGATGGGTTGCTGCTGTTGTAAGGCGTATAGCCCAAAGCCGTTGTGACCTGTATCGACGTGATGCCTGTCAGGTAGCCGTTAGGGTTTGTGCTGTTATAGGGTGTGAAGCCCAACGCAGTTGTAACATCAGCAGACGACAAAGTAATCGCGCCTGTGCGGGTGTTGAAACTGGTCACACCGCCGACGATGTTAATGACACCAGTGGCTGAGTCGTATGAGCCTGCACCAGTAACAGAGATCGCGCCGCGAGCGCCTGCCGCAGTAACAAACCCACTAGGATTCGTTGCGTTATATGGGGTAAACCCTAACGCTGTAGTGACGTCACTGGATGTAATACCAGTGATATAGCCAGCTGGGTTGGTAGCGTTATATGGGGTAAACCCTAATGCTGTTGTAATATTACCACTAGTCAGCGAAGCCCATGAGGTGGACGTGGCGTCAGTTGTCAGGAACTTACCTGCGTTACCTGCCTGAGATGGCAAAAAGCTGGCTTTAACAGCAGCAGTCAAAGTGCCACGAACAGTGTCAACGCTCAAATACTGAGGGTGATCGTCGTCAGACAAACCAGACAAGTTACCGTGGTCAGTTATCAGTGAAGCTGCAACACCTGCCGCAGCGATCGAACGGATGTCGGTGATCGAAACCAGACTGGCTTTAACAGCGTTACTGAAACTGTCAGCGCATTGAAAAACGAGTCTATACAGTGGGCGGAATTCCACTGAAGGGAAACCGGGAAGTTGCAACGATGTAAAGTCAACAGCTTCGGCAGCGCTCTGCAAATCACTTTCGGCTTGGCCGATGATTGCAATGACTGGGTATGTCAGGTTGTTCGTCGCCAGAATCCATGATGTGGCGTACTTGTTGTTTGCTACGTCGGCTGTTGACCAGACACCACCAGACAGTGCGTTGTATTGAGGACGAGCAGTACCTTGCTTGAGCGGGTAGTCAGTCGGTGCGTCGATGACCCAGCCTGTGCCGGACAAATACAACACTGGAATGCGAGCAGGGCTCAGAAGGTCTTGTTCCCACGTACCGGCTGTTGGTGTGTTGGTCGCAGTGACGATGATCTTCATGTCCTCGTCAAAGAACGTACCGCCTTCAAGCGTCAGTTGTGCGTGAGCATTTGAACTACCATTACCTCCAAGGGTGTAGCCGCTTGCACCGAAGCCACTAGCTAGAGCAGCGCCGCGTGTGCGGTGTAGGTATTCGTGAGTCTGCCAATCAAGGACAACGCCGTGACGCTCGTCACCAAAGTATGGGCAAGCACCGGTGGCAGCGTTCCAGTAAATGTACGCAGTTGGAGCTTCCTCAGAAAATGTGAAGTAACCAGCTTTAGCAGCTAGAGCGCCGTTCGCGTCGAAGTAAATCGAGTACATCCCCGATGTGTTGGGGATCGTAACGGTCTGCGCAGAGCTGACAACAACCTTCTTGCCTTTGCACCAAACTGTAAAGCTGGTGCTTACAGGTGCAATCGTGAACGTACGGGTCGATGCGTTGAAGCTAATCGTGGAGGTTGTACGGTCTTCATGACCCATGGGTTCACCGGTAATACCGGATACTTCCGCTAGATTGGTGAAGTTTGCGTCGACTTCGTTATTTGTAAGAGGCGAGCCCTTACCCGCTCGGGTAACAATATCAACCATACAACACTACTCCAAAATTTAGCTAACTGTGATCGCCCATGTGATGCTCATGGCGTCATCTGCGCCTTTGTTAACAACAGCGAACACGGTACGGCACAACATAGTACCGGAGGAAGAAGCGTTGAAAACGCCAGCCTCAACAACAGCACCAGTACCTGTACCAGCAGGGAAGCTAGCTACATAAGTAACAACAGCGCCGGAGGATGTAGAAGATGACAACGCAACACGGCCCAATTCCGCGCCCAAGGCAGCGTCGTTAGTCGCAGCTGCTGTATTGTTAGAACCAATAGCCATGTGAGACATAGCGGTCGGTGTGCCAACAATGCGTGATGCAATGAAGGTTTTACCTGTCGCAACGACGAGGTTTTTAATCTCGCGGCGATCTTTGATCTGGCCATCGGGGCCAGTGATTTCGACGACTACGTCGCCAGTAACTTTGAGTTGGTCGTTTAACATGGGGGCTCCTATGAAAATGTTCGGGATTCACCGACGTAGTCTTCTGCGAAGTATGACAGATCGCAGTAGTTTTGGGAAGACAAAATACCACTGCTGGCCAAAGATACCGAGTCGGCTTTGTTCGCATTCCAAGCCCTCGTGCTGGTGTCAGCAACAAAAACCAAGTTGGTTACGTATTTTACAGCTTGGTAAGTAATATTGTCTGCAAGATCGGCGCTATCATTCATCGCAACGCCGTCGTTGATTACTCGCCCGATGATGCGGCTAGAGAAATCAGAAAGCACAAGGCTATCAAACACGCCTTTGTCGACAACTCTAGCCAAAGAATCGGAGTGACTAAAGGCGTCTGAGAAAACTTTAAACGTGTTTCTGACCGCAAAATCAGATAGCGGGAACGAATCCACCAGTGACTTACCAGCGTCTTTGGCTACCAAATCAGTGTGTGTAAAGCTATCAAAAAGCGCCTTAGAAGTGTCCCGAGATATGCTGTCCGGCACATAGAACACATCCGCGGAGTGTTTTCCCAGATTAAATTGAGTCACATCCACCGTGCCAGCGCTGTCAACTAGTGCTTTACTAAATACGGTACGGAAGGTTTCTTGAAGGCTAACCGAGTGTGTGTACGCCAGTTGGTACAGAAATGTTGGAGCGGTGTCAGACAGAGAGAACGAGCTGGACAGAGGTTTGATAAACCCCTTAGCTGCAGAATCACTCAGTGCAAAATTATCTGCAAGAGGGCGGCTAAAGGTAAACGAAACTTGGTGGGCGAAATCGATCGTGTCTGTAAAATTACGAATGTACTCAAGCGTGCGGATGATAAAGTCCGGCAAAGACACACTGTCAGTGTAGGCAAGCTGCGTGTCAATGCTTGTAATATAGTCTGTCTGCCCGAACGTATCAGTAAGCGCTTTCTGCGTCGATCTAAACGATGCGTCAGCTACAAAAACTTCTTCAGGGAAAAACTGGAACCGCCCAGACGTATCAAGGTACGCGGCAGACGCTAGCAGTATGTAGTTCAGGTTAGCCGCAGGTACTATCACCGTCACCGATGCACCAGCAACGACAACAGAAGTAGCAGCAGCTAAAAGCGCAGCCGAAGTCTCGGCTACAGGCGCTACGATGACGACGCTTGCCCTTGCTCTGGTAACAGCCGTTGAAGCCGTTAGAGCAGTTCTGACAACCGTCACGCCCATTAGAAGTCCTCGCGCAGCTTAAACTTCAACAAGTCGTAAACAGTTTGGATGGTTCCGTCGGAAAACGTGATCTGGATTTCGCCTTCGTAGTCACCGGCTTCACCCAACAACATAGCTGGAGCAGAGGCAGGGTAGAACGCAACTTGGCCGTTAACGCCATCAGTTACAGAGCCAGTCACAGTAGCAGTCAGGTCGGCAGAACCTACAGCGCGGAACTTCAGCAGAACCGTGGCACCAGTCACCACAATGGGCAGACCGGTGATTTCATCGGTGATGTTGCAGACTAGCGCAGGTTTGGTGTCGCCCTGTACGAGTTTAATTTTCTCGGCCATGTGTCACCTCAGATTTTAGGCGCTACGCCTGTTGTACCGGCCATCTCAGTTGTCAACGCAGCTTGGAAAGCTCCATAGTGAGCCTGTGCGCGTTGAGCGTTACCAGCGTATTCGCTGTCCTTGGTGTAGGCGCGATACAAGATGTAATCGGCCAAGACGTTGCCGTAGATGTCAGGCAAACTGATATTACCGGCCACAGCGCTGTATACAGCCCCATCAGCGGGTTCTGTGATATCAGTTGGATAGGCAGAGTACACAATCTCAACAGAAGCGCCTGAAGAGGCTGCTGGTGGGTATACGTAGAACACCTTGGGGTCACGAGGGTCGTACATGTAGTGCAGGACTTCGGTTACACCTGTCAGGTTGTACCAGTTAGGGCTCTGTGTGTCCAAGATGTTGCGCACGGTCATGCGAACAGAACGCTTTGTGCCAGAGGTATTACGGATCACGTCGATCAGTTTAGAACCGTTGGAGGGCAAGGCTTGCTTAGCGCCGCCTGCAAGAGCCACTGTGGCGTTAGTCACCATTGAGTCAGGGCGGTACAAGACCACTTCACGCTGACCATCATTGAGGTAACGAACAAGTTCAGCCACTGGCCAACGCACAGACGTGTTGTCCTGCATTGTCTCAACGACACGACGGATGATTGATTGTGCTGCAATGGTCATGATTTACCTCAAGCGAAAGGACGATAGCGAACACGCATCGAACCACGGATTGACCCGTAGTTACCATCGATGCGAGCGGAATTGATTTGTCGTGCTACGGAGTCCATCAGTTGCTGGGCTCGAGCAAAGTTTGTAAAAGGTTGATCTGGAATCTGCATCGCACGGGCGATAGCGCCAGAGGCAACTGCATCACTCCATGTGTTAAACAGGTCGTCGTCCAGCTGAGTCGCAGTGATCGCAGGACGTAAAGTGACGGCCACCACAACGGTGTACTTGCCATCAGGTGGAGGGGACAGCTTCAGCGTAAAGACGTTGTCAGTGCGGTCAGTGTAAAAACCGCGTGGCTTCGCTTGTGCTGTGGGTAGGTCGTTGCGAATGGCTTCGAACAGACCAGCAGAGAGTTCTCTACCGTCAACCGCAACACTCATTACACGATCGATCTCGTGGTTTGCTGTAGGCGGGTCTAGGTCATACTGGGTTACACCAGCGACAGTTTTGAATGAATCGAGGTTCTGGCGCAGAACTAACGAAGACTCAGCAAAGTCAATCGCAGAACTGACCAAAACCTGATTCACCAAAGGCTCCGAGCAGCCGGGTAAATACGGCAAGATTCTGGAATAAAAAACGCTCAGAGGTTGCATGATGTACCTTATTCGGTAGCTTGTGTGAGGCCAACTTCTGGCTCACCGGTAACTTCAACAGATTCTAACAGTTGTGTTTTACTTTTGCGAGTTTTTGTTGTAGCAGCTTCGGCCACAGCCAAATTGGAATGCTCGTTAGTCAACAAGACGCCGCGATCGGTCAAAACCCAGTCTTGGTCTTCAAGACGGGCAACAATGACGATTTCACCTTCAATGTAAACACGGATTTTATTGTTCAGGATTTCGCCACCGAGGCGTTCCATCAGTTCAAGAGCGGTCATATTATCTCCAAGGTTAAAACAAAAAAGGGGCCCGAAGGCCCCCTCTTTATACCACTATCAGGTGGCTGAGCCAACAACAGCAGTTACCATGGCTTCAGGCTTAACAACCTTGCGGCCATAAACAGCCAAACCGCGGACGATGTCGCCGAAGTCAGTCTGGTTACGCAGGGGTTCTGTCTTGTTAATAGTCATCGCGAAGGAAGTGGCATGCTTAGTACCAGCAACCATCAAACGACGGGCCTTAGCGTTGGTGACAGCGCCACCAGTAGAAGTAGCGGACAAGCCAGCGACCAATGCCTTACCTGCTTCGCCGCGTGGCAACAAGTTAGACACATAGACGCTGAAGCGATCCAACATACCGATCTTGCCGGTACGGATGGTGCTTGACTGGTCGCCAGTGAAGTACGCCTGAGCAATGTTAGATTGCATCAAGAGGTGACGGTCAAATGGGCTGATAACCAAGAAACGGCCATCTTCAGGAACGTTCTGCTCGTCCAAAACTGTAGACATGCGAAGAATACACTTCAACACGTTTTCAGGAGTGGCTTGGTCGATAGGAGCAACGTCTGTACCCAAGTTGTAGGCAGCAGAAATTCTACCGGCAGTAGCGCCTTCGTTGGCAGCAGCAGGGCCTTCGGTCACGAAGCTGTTGAAGAACACTTCGTTTTCGATGGAGATTTTCAACTGCTTGGCAGCGTCTTCTGTGAACATGTTCATCAAGTTCATGTCGGACTGATAGGCCAACACGTCATTGACTTGCACGCCGAAGTACTTGCCCTTGTTCACTTGCATATCTTGGAAGATAGGAGTGGGGACTTCGTACGACAAAGACTGACCAACAGTGTAGTCAGAGATGCTGATGGAAGGAGCCAAACGAATACGGACGGTATCGCCTTGGTTCTTCAATTCGCCTTCGTAGTCAGTGTTAGTGACTTCAGACAACATGGTGTTCTGGTAGAACTTAGCCAAGAGTTTGCCTGACCACAGTGTGGGGATAAAGGCACCAGAGTAAGAAGGGTTGGTATCAAATGCACCAGAGCCCGTGACGGGGAAAACAGCAGCCATTTTGGCCTCCTAAATAAAAAACAGGTTGGGTAAACGCTGCCTTCAGAAATTACGCTCGAACGCGACCTTCTCTGTAAGCGGCATCAATTTCAGCTTCAAGTTTCATTGCTTCATCGCGCTGACCTCTAGAGCTCAGTTCAACAGACTTCTGGAACATCTTCTGGACTTGTGCGTCCGTGTATGTTTTAGCCTGCGGGGAAACTGGTGCATTAGATGCAGAACGTTTCGGCTGGATTTGTTTTTCAAGTTCAGCGGCTTTATCGCTTGGTTGCTCTGCAGGGGCAATGCTCGCTTTGAACATCCCAATGTAGTGTGCAACGGCTTCGGCATCGCCATGGTTAAACGCTTCTTGTGCGACAGATTTTCGTGGTGCTCGGAGCAGAGGGTCAACCTCGTTCAGCCAGCCAATCCAACGTTCGTCGGCGTTAACTTTCTGAAAGTCTGGTACCAAACGGTACAGACGTTGCTCGAAGGATGCCTCTGATACTTGAGAGCCGGTTGTATTAAGCTGCTCGCGCAACTTCTCATTCTCAGCCTTCATAGCGTCGAGTTCACCTCGAAACTCTGCTGCCACTTCGCGGGCAACCTTGCGTTGGACTTCAATCAAGTCCTCACCAAATGCTTGAACATCAGCATCCGTAACCAACTTCTCTACTTTCGCGGTCTTTACAGGCTCGGCTGGCTTGGTCTCTGCGGCTTTGCGGAGGTTATCCACTTGGCCTTTAAGATCACGCAAATCGGCGTGCAATCGAGGCACTTCAGCGTCGTACATGCCCTTGAGGGTCTTGTATTTCTGCTGCCATGTCTCTTCCGGTACTTCCGGTTCAGTTGGCTTTTCTGGCTTCGCTTCGGGCTGTTGTGCAACCGGTTCAGGGTTCTGGGTAGGTTCTGCGGGCTCTGCGGGCTGTGGTGCAGGTTCTTCAGGGGTTGCCTGTGGATTCTGCTGTGCAGCTAGCTGCTTTTCGATCTCTTCCAGTTCTTTTAACTGGGCTTCAACTTGCCTTGGTAACGCCATCAATATCTCCTAAAAGCTCCAACTCTGCTTAGGGCTCCTACTTCGGTCTGCCGTCCACATAATGGTTTGCTAGGACTACAAAATTCGGGTCATTTGACCCGGTCGAGAATCCCGGTCGATTTTTCAACCGACTCGAGAAAATCTGCTAAGACCTCTGCGCGACCTTGTAAACGGTGGATCAAAACTGAGTCTTCGGCTAGGACAAGGGCGTCTTTCGTCTGCTCAAGTTTCTTGCGGAACAAGTCCAGCAAGGCTCCGTTTTCGTCCAGCTTGCAGCGCTGTAGCGCAAACATGTGCTGGCGGTCAGGCTTTTGGCCTATAAAAATCTTCATATGTCGTATTTATACCACTGACTTTTTTAACAGTCAACAATATTTAAATTCCGTTAGGGCGTGGCGACATCATATTGCCTTCACGTCCACCTACTTGGCTACCATCTGGGAGCATGTTCTTTGGCGCTGGGCCTGAAGTCATACCGCCACCGGGCATTCCGGGAGCCATGCCTGCATTCTGCAACTCGCCCATGATCGCTGCCAACTGTTCTTGCAACTGAGCGATGGTCTGCTGTTGCTGCTGTACAACACTTAGCTGCTGACGATCAGGAACGATGCGGTCAATGTTGCCGCTCAGGTGTTTAGCTTGGTCGCGCAGCAACTCTGCAGTGCCATCCATACCAACGATCTGTTGTGCAACAGGGCTATTCAAAACAACCTGCAAGAACTCGTTACGGCGAACCGCTTCGGCTTCTTTAATCACGAGGCTAGATGCACCAGTCGCAACAACGTTCACGTCGCCGATCAGGTCAGGGTCTTTGCTGTAGCGCAAGTTGTCTTGGTACAAGCGCTCGATGGCTGGCGTGATGACGTTCTTGTCGATGTTGCTGATAACCTGCTTGATACCCTTGCCAGCGTTGGAGATCAACATGGACAAGCCAGATGATGTGCGTCCTGCGCCGGGTGTGTTCTCGCCAGTCATGTAGCGAGGGATCATTGTGTCTTCGTCAGCGCGTGCAGAGAATTTCTCAAACACGGCCATCAACTCGTTGGCATTGCTCTGGGGTTGGAAAAACGTGATTGGGGGTGAATTGTCACCGTAGTCAGAAGATGAGAACTGCCAAATCTTCCAAGGGTGCATGTCTGTGATGTCTTCGCCTGATGGCAAGCGAGAGATGTTGATACCAACCTGTGGGCCAGAGCTGATACCCATGTTGTTCGCAAGTGCGCGGCCTGATGCGTTCACCATCGCTTGTGCGTCACGGCACAAGTCAGTCACGCCTTTACCGTCTACTGAACCGGGCAGGTTCTCATAGCTTGTGAGGTAATAAGGCTTACGACCAAGCGGGTCGTAGTTAAGAACAGCACGAATGACGGTGCTACCGATGAGCCACACTTCGCATGGGTAGTTCAGTGCTGGGTCAGGAATCTCTTTAGGAGTCAGGCCCCACTCGAGCAGCAAGCTACCTTTGACAGAGTCCCACAGCTGCAGCGCGTCAATCAAGTCACCGGAAATAATTGCCTCAGTGACATACTTACCTTCAGCTTGTGCTTTCGATGCGTCAGACCACAGCCACTCTTTCATGCCCGATGTCGAGAAGTCGTTGAGCACTGTACGAATAGCGTCGTTGTTGTAACCGGGCACATCAATCAGTGCTTGCAAGTCATCCGCTGTCATGCGGTGACGCTCGATCACATAACCATCGCCCAAGTTCCATGACCATGGAGCCCAGTACAACATGAACGGATCAACACGCTCCCACTCGTTGCGAATCTCTTCGACGGGAACCAACTCGTTGTTCTGCCACTTCAGGGTCTTGCGTTTGCGCTTGATCGGGCCCTTCAGTACAGCGTATGGGAATGTAACGATGTCATCCAAGAATTCGTTGAACGCTTTATGCCAGCCGCCTTCTTGCAACTGGTCTTCCATCTTACGTTCCATGCGGGCTACGCGGTCTGCGGACATCTCGCGCATCTCACGCTCAGCTTCATCTTTCATCTGCACGGCCATCGTGCGCAGCTCTGAGGGACTAGGCTGCATGCCGCCTTGCTGCAAGTGAATTGCCAACTCATTCGCCAGTCGTGCCTGCAACTCCTGCATGATCTCGGGAGGCATATCTGGGTTTGGAGTCGCTGCAATTGCCCATGGCTTGTCAGAGCCAGAACCTAACAACGTGTCCCGCAACCAGCTTGTCGCTGCACGGCACTTAACTGAGGTTAGATTTATGTAGATATCTGAGCCGCCCTGCTCCTTGATCTCTTGCAATTTGTCTGGGTCATACTCACCGTTGCGCTGGCGCAGACACTGGAGCATGCGGTCTTCAAGAGTACGTTTCGCCGTACGTGAGCTGTCCCAACGAGTGCGGACGTGCGCAGCCAAACCCTGAATAACGGGTTGATTCTGCATAGCGTCGCTACGCTTTCTTGACTCCGCCTCAAGGTCACTTGCGCGGGCAACTGGAATGAGAGCAATACCTGTAGCCATCAGTCGTCCTTAAATAGTTACCGCATTGTACGCCGTCATGTCAAGCGGTCAAGTGTATGCGTACTTAACTTTCTTCACTTCTTTCCTGCCCGAGCTGAGCGCCGCACCCCGCAAATTCATATCCATCACGGAGTCTGCGTACTGGTTCGCGTCGTGGACGTGGGAGAACTCGTTCTTGTCCGGACGATCTTCCATCTCGCCATTCTTCTTGATCTTGTACCTATACCCGTACCGGAATCCCTTGATGAGCGAGGTGCACGACGGATCGATCAGATACAGCGCCTTACCTTCCAGCTGCTGCATGAGCAGACGCTCCACCGCCTGAATCCTAAGCTCCGGCTTATTCGTCGGGGGCCGAACGCACTTAAACCCTGCTTCTTTCAGAACATCAACCAGCGACATCTCGTTTTGCTGCTGTTTGGCGTAGCCGGCTGGATCAGGCGCAACTAAAAACGTACAACCCTGCAAGTGATTCGCGATGTGCGGATTCAGTCTCGTCCGAATAAAAGTCTCGATACCCATGTTCTCCGAGACCAACTCTCCCAGTGTCACGACACGTCCGCGAGGGTCACGCTGCTTAAACACAGCTGCTGGAGTACGCCCAAAGTCAAGACCGATGATGATCGGATAGTCCGAACCACGAACCGGCTTGATGGAATCCTTGGCCACATGGAAATCAAACGTGAAGGTCTTTTCGTACACCGGGGTACCTGAGAGCGACCTACCGTACTCCGATCTCAGATACACACGTAGCCAGTCCTCAGTCTTGCCGGGGATCAAGTTGGGATAGTACTGTTTGGGCAGGTGGTTGTAGTTGTCCGCCTCTGGATTGACACACCATTCTTGAGCGTCCTTATCCAGCAGGACTTCTTCAGGTTCTTCACCGAAGCGTTCTGTGTAGACGTCGGGTTTAAGAATCGCAGCCGGCTGTTTGTAGATCGACCAGTTGCTAGGTGGTTCTTCCATTTTGTTATGCCACCACGTATCTTCGTCCGGCATGTTGGTATCAAACAGTGCGCATGACCGTGTAGGCCCACCGTCTTTCATTGACGGATAACGGTTCAGACGACCGAGCAGGCCATCCACAACGTCTTGGTGTAATTCTCGGGATTCGTTTCCCCAGATGAACGTCGTCTCTAGTGACAGCGCTTTTCGCACGTCGTCTGGTGTATCCAGAGCAATGAATAGCCACTCCGATTCGACCGTGGTGCCGTCGGCTAATTTAGCCATCAGTATAAACGTCTTTTCAACGGCTTTCCATATCCCAGCCTCACCGGGGGGCAACCAATCGAACACCGTTTTCCTTGTCGTCAGCGCCAGCTGGTCAGCCGTGTTACGCACAATAACCGCTCTGGTTTTTCGAATTTTTTTCGAATTTGGCGCTTGACCCATGGCAAGACGTACGAGTTCATGTACGCAAGTCACAGATTTACCACCACCAACTGGCCCTGCCAAAACTCGGACGTAGTTTTCGTCCAACATGAATTCACGCTGCGTTGCCGTCGGTTTGTAAACGCTCATTTAATTTCCTTAGTTTCCACATCCAATGTAACAGGCTGCATTACCGGCTGGTTTCCAAGACTGATTGTCTGCCCGCCACCAAGATCGATCGAAAGTGTAAAGCTCGGCCCCGTATTCTGCACTTTTTCTTCTTTTGGCTCCAGACCGCCGGCCTTGATGAGCGTTTTAAGAACTTCGTGCTTCTGACTGAGCGATGCATCTTTGCTTGCTGCACTGACATACACCTGATCGAGCAAGTCTGCCGCCATCCAAACTGCTTTTGCCTTGAATGTGATGCCGTTCTTCTCAAATTCCGAGCGTTTCATGGCAATTTGGAGCTGAAACCACTTCTGTTTCTCCAAAACTTGGTACTGCTCAACACTTAAACCGTGCCGAGCTGCCACGATCAGCTCATCTTCCATGCCTAGTGCTATGGATGCAACCATTTCATCGCTGATTTGGGGGAATGAGACCGTTTTTTCGCCGTATTCCAATGGTTCGTCACCAATTTCGGGGTCAAGCTGTGACATTTTCGGCCTCCGCCAGTGCTTTTTCGTGCTTTTCTACGGCTACAAGGTACTTTTCTAGGGCAATTCTGACCACATCAGCGGACGAAACACCCCGTTTTTTAGCCAAATTTTGGGTTTTTTCTAGCAAATTTACGGGGATAAACAGGTTCCAACGCTTCATTTCCGAGATCATTTTGGGCTCCTTTGAGGTGTGTATACACACATTATACGGCTTTTTTTAATTTTTTACGTGCGTATACATACAAAAGGTGTGTATGTACTTTATTTTTTAGCCTGCTGTAAGACTGAGACGTAAGCATACACGCGGGGTGGGGGCGGGTCGGGGGGCCTCTGGGGGGTGCCGATTATCAAGCCAGCCTACCTTGTAGGGGCCTCGGATTATCAAGGTTGCCTACCTTGAGGCGGTGATCGTACCGCTTGCATGACAAGTTCTTTTGAGTAGCACTACGGGGCTACTCCGACACTACGGGGTCGTGAACTCTAATGCATTTCTCATGTGATCTTTAAAAATTTAAGACTGTAATCCGCTAGGGTAGCGCCTAGTGTGTCGTTGGTATCAAGCTAGAACGACTGAAAGTTACGATTGTTACCCAGTCGTGCAATCCGAATATCGGGGCTAACAGGGACAAGTACAGCCATCTAATGCGTGACCATGTGTCGTGGGCGTGTGGGTGTGTCGAGGCTTGGTGCATGGAATCCTTATATTCAATGGAACACGAATGACGGGACATAGTAGACAGTTTAGGCGGTAAGAATCCGACTTAGGCTGAGGTCACACGGAAAAGTCTATCTGTGTGCAGTACCGCCGACTAACGGGCGTGTGAGGCACTATCAATAAGAAACCCGAGCCGAGAACAGAAATCGGGTGCTAAGCCCTGCGAGGGCTTCATTATGTATTCACTCCGAGTACATAACCAAGCTCAACCAACCAAGGAAAAAATCATGGAACTCGCAAAATACACTCCCGCCATCATCAATGTAACTGGCAAAACCAAGACAGATCGTCAATTATCTGTCGTCAATCAAGCCTCTGGTTATACCAAGATGGCACTCGCCAACGCCAAGGGTAAGGTCGGTCAAGCCGCCCGCAATGGTATCGCCAATGGTGGTATCCAAGCCATTGCCAAGCAAGCCGCTTTCCCAACTTGCAACTACAAGCCTGTCGGTGAATACTTCGCGGCTCAACTCGGTGAGCCTATGGTGATCTCTAATCGTGCCGCCTTCGAGTCACTCGCAGATCAATTCGAGGCTCGCATCATGAAAATCAAAATGTCCAAGACTGGTGGCTATGTCACCGATAAAAAGACTGGTGCCGAAAAAGCTGGTGCGACATTGGCTAAGGCTATGGAATTGAAAGCCATCGCCATCGAAATGGTTGCCGCCGCCGAGTACTACACCAACGAAGCCAAGGCTGAGCAAGCCAAGCAAGCTGACGCCAAAGCCCTGACTGCCTAATTATCCAAGGGTATGAGGCTGGATAATTCAATGGATAATTCGATTTGCCAATGAAATCAAGTAGTTAGCTCTTCGAATTATCCAATTATCCAATTATCCAAAGAAAACACACTCGTGTGTAATATGAGAAATCTTGTGACGCATAGTGTGTCGCGAGCGCATTACGCACGATCTCTAAAAACCCACACCCCCTTTCCAGCCCTTGGATAATTCGCCAAGGGTTTACCCTATGCACCTTGCAAGCCCAGTATTCATGCGGGTTTCAAGCCACATACACACCAATTCTAATTATCCAGAGCCTATTTATTTGGATAATTCAACACATCCACTTTGGATAATTCAACATACGCATACACACAATGTATGTATACACACCATGCCGTCAGGTGATTAGTTGACGAGCGGGGCTACGCATACACACATAGTGTGTGCATCAGCTTGGGGGGTGGCGCTCCCTTAACCCATCAGTTCGCCTCAAGCACCATCATGTCCTGAGCATGACATTAAACGGCTCATCCCATACACATACACACCTTGGAGATACACACATGAACTCAGTCAACTTTGCCATAGGGTTTACCCTAATGTTCTGTGCCTCGCTGTTCTTTGGTATTAACGATACATCCCTATTCACACAACAAGTAGCCTTGGTGTTCTCGGGCTTCTGTCTTGCAGGTGTCGTGATCTTAATCTTGGAGGAAATGTAATGCGCATACACACATTGGCTAAGGGTATACACCTAGCACCCTTATATCTACGCAAGCCCCGCAACCCTGCCCCTCATCATTGCGATGTTGTTGGGCCCTACACCTTACTGCCTTGGGTTCGCCCGATGAGTGGTGAGGCGGCTAGGGGTAGGCTGTGACTGACGAGGTCGTTACCTCCCCAAGTTTGCTTCAAGATGAAGCCGAGGGCTATGAATGTCAACGGCTCAGTAAATGGTTTGCGAGCAGGTTAGATGCTCGTGAAGTTGTTCGTAAATATCACACAAGGAATCAAAATGACACGCTTTCCACACAGCAAGTACACACACTCAATCACAAACTTCAGCCTGACAGTCACATGGAATGACGGCATGGTTGAGGACTTGACGGAGTCACTACCCGAGTCGTTGCTCAACGAGATCGAACAGCATCTTGTCGACATGGATGACTTGCGTACACAAAACCCCTTGGGGTATGGGGTATGAGATCGAAGATCAAAGTAGACGGCAAGTTCTACAAAGTCGTGCCGTGGCTGAAACACGAGGACTGTGACGGCTGTTACTTTTGGGAACAAACGCACATAGCGGCTGAATGTCCCAACCAACAAACCAAGGAGCAGTTCTGCGATACAGGCGGAGAGTTCTACGGCAAGGTGTTCATCGCACATGGCAAGGAAGGTCTTGCTAGATATATAGCAGTCAAACTGGAGGGTTCAAATGACCAACATGGATAACTTAACGCAGGAAGAGTACGAAGACATTATCGTTGCTCTACTCAAAGACATATCAGCTAACCCTGATGCACGACGATTCATGGCATCCAAGATGTCAATGGTTGCGGCTTGCCTTGCTGTACACAAACGACTACTGGAGGAATCCAAATGAAGGTGCGTAAGAACAAACACAAGATACTCGATCGCATGGCTCATCCATCATTGATAGCAGACAGCAACACGATGTGGTTTATCAGGGATGCTAGACCATGCCCAAGCTACGACAAAGATTGTCCCGAATGTAACGCTGTCTTGTTCCCCAAAGAGCATGGCAGATTCCCATACACACAACAGGAATGGTTTGACTACCTACACAAGAAATCAACGGAGGAATTATGAGAAGCATATGGATAGCAATGGGGCGTGATGACGCCTTTGGTGATGCACACACAGTCGAGGATGTGTATGTGTTCGAGTCATCGTTCGATGCATACAAGTTCATTGCGGGTATCAAACACTACAAGGATATCCCCGAGAGGATTCGCAACCAAAAGTGGTCGGTTGATGAATACCCTATCAACCCTAACAAGATGGAGGCGATCATCGACTTTCACAAAACCCACAAACTGGAGGAATCATGACCAAGATGGAAAAGATCGAGCGAGTTGTGTTCCTTGTAGGAATCATCGTGGTACTGTTAGACCTTTATATATGGAGACCATGATGACAGACCTAGAGATTGTGCTATTGATTGCATTCGTATTCATGTACTGGATGTATCGCAAGGCACATCGTGCTATGTGCAAATACAAATCAGCGCTTGTTGCTGTGGGCTTAGGTCATGCGACTGTCCATGTCAATGAGCAGAGTAAACGATTCAAAGTGGAGATGCATACCAATGACTAAACATACATACTGTGGCACGCATTACTCGATGTGGGTAGACGATGGCTTCGGACACCTGACACGCATCGATCATGGGCAACTCATCAGCCGCATCGTGACAGGGTGGATGCGATGAAGATCAAATGGCACCCAAAGGCTAATAACTATTGGCTTGCGAGACTGGAAGAGCCTGCAAAGGTTCTACTCAAGAGCTTCGATGGTAACTATCACGACAGTAACATTGGAGACCTTGCATATGTATACCGAAACAAGCAACAGTTTGCTATCAGATTCTATGGTTCTTTGTACAGCGGTACACACCCAGTCGAGCGCATGGAATTCGCAACAAAAGAAAAAGCGATGGCAATCGCAGAAGAATATGCAACGGCAATCTTAGCCGCCAAGATACTGTCACGCTAGTGACAGGGCAATACATACACACATAAGACAATCCAATCATTCGGCTACCCGATCGTTCATGCGTACACGCATCGGGGCATGCATCCAGTACGCGCCAACCTTTTCAACCACAAGGAAAATCATGCGTTATTCAAATATCAAGACATCTATTGTCGAGCAGTTTCGTGCAACCAACGGACACAAGGTCGTGCCGTTCATCCTCGGTGCGCCTGGCGGTGGTAAGTCAGCCTGTGCCCGTGACATTGTTCGTGAGCTTGGCATCGAGAATGTCGTAGAGTTCACGGCTTCGCTTCGTGATCCAGTCGATGTGCTTGGCACACCTAACAACACAGGCGAGTACACACGCTGGGTTCCGCCCGAGGAGTTCTATCGCTTACGCGCTGGTGTCGGTCGTGCGGCACTCATTCTAGAGGAGTTGTCTGACGCTCAGATTCCCATGCAGAACGCCTTGTGCGGTGTTGCCTACGATCGTCGTGCGGGTCAACTACAACTGTCTGACCAACTGTTCATCATCGCGACTGGCAATCGTACCGAGGACAAGTCAGGTGCTAATCGCATCACATCCAAGCTAGCCAATCGTACCCGTCGCTTTGACTTCCAAGAGAATGTCGATGACTGGACTGACTGGGCGTTAGACAATGACATTGATCCTGTATTGATTCAGTTCTTGCGCTTCCGCCCTGCGTTGCTGTCTGACTTCGATCCTAACCGCTTCGCCAATCCTACGCCTCGTTCGTGGGAGCGTGTCAACATGATACCCGCATCCTTGGACAGTGGACTCTTCTTCGACAATTGTGCAGGTGAGGTCGGTGAGGGTGCCGCCGCTGAGTACACAGGCTTCCGCCGTATCTACTTAGCGTTGCCTAACATCGAGAGCATCTTGCTTGACCCTGCTGGTGCTGATGTACCTGCTGACCCTGCGACTCTGTATGCCTTGACTGGTGCGTTGGCTCGTAAGTCTACCAAGGACAACTTCGATCGTGTATCCAAGTACTTGTCACGCATGAGCCCTGAGTTCAATGTGATGGCAACCAAGGATGCGATCAAGCTGTGTCCTCAGATCAAGTCGACTCGTGCATTCGTCGAGTGGGCTAGCAAAAATGCCGAGGTGTTAATGTGACATACAGTTGGGCTTACAACCCCGGCATGGGCACGCACTTCCTGATGGGGCCTTGGGTGGCTCCTGACGGGAGGGTTGACCACAAAGAGCAGAGGCAGTACGCACACATCCTAGACCCGGGAGGCACGGTGTACTGGGCATGTCTTAACCCAAACGAGAAGCCAACAAAGTTCTTCGATCTTGAGGAAGCTAAGGCGTTCTTACTGGCATCGGTAGTACTGCGATGAAGTTAGTGTGGAGGGCTGACAGCGACTACACGCACACACTACTCAAGCAAGACACACCTACCAAAATTCCTCAAAGGATGGCGTGGATTGCTAGGGTGTTTGCTTCCAACACACCACCACATATGTGGCGAGCGCAAATCATCTCTTCACAAGAGAGAGGCGTGTTTACCTCATTAGACGAAGCCAAAGACTGGGCTAAAGCAGTCGTTCTTCTCAACCAATGAAAGGCACTATATGCAACCAACTAAACTGGCAGATAAGGTAATCCTTGTCAAGCTGACACAACGCAAAGTCGCATTGACTAAACGCGATGCATTCCTATCAGACAAGATACAACGGCAGGAGGGTGACGCATCATTGACGGTGCTTACTAAGTTGTTCAGGTCTAAGGGCAATGCCATTGCACAGATCATGACCAAGTTCAACGAGGTGTATGCGTATCACAAGAAGCACACGCTACCCTATGTGGATGCAGGCCCTCGCATCTTGCCTAACGATCTGTACTTCGAGTACACACAAGAGACTAAGCATCTCATCGCACAGGTGGACAATCTCAAGCGCACTTACATGCCACAGTATGACCAGCTAGTGTTAGAGGATGTGATGTATCGCAACAGTGGACACGCGGCAGGTAGGGCTAGTGTGGATGACTACCCGACAGCAGAGCAGTTCGATAGTGCCATGTCGATTGACATTCGCTTCCAACCCATGCCTGACTCAAGACACTTCCTATTCGATCTTAGTGACGAGGACTTGCAATCGTTCCAAGCATCAGAGAGCGAGGCATCAGCGGCAATGAACGCAGACATTCTTTCGAGGATGCTCAAGCCATTGTCAGCACTCACTCAGCGCTTGCAGGAATATCAGGGTCAGAAGGGTGAACGCTTCCACAACAGTCTTGTCGAGAATGTGATCGAAGGTTGTGACCTAGCTATGAAGTTGGCAATCAACCCATCGCACGAGTTCATCGACGAGATCAACAAGCTCAAAGCAATGGCGACTGGCTGTCTCAACACAGTCGAAGTCATCAAAGGATCAGCGAACGCTAGGCATGACGCCAAAGCCAAGCTCGAAGCAGTAGCCGCTCGTATGGCGGATTTCAATTTCTAAGGAGGATATATGATGAGACCAACGCTTTATCAAGCATCTAGGATGCTAACAACTGCAGGTGTATCAGCGCACATTCAGTTCGACCCAACCAAGATCACCAACCGACTCAAGAAGTCTATTCAACGGCAGGTGGCGAATGGGGTTCTCACTGGAGGCTATTCATCACACGCCACACGCATCGCCAAGTATCTGTGCAAGCAGTTTAGTGTCAAATACACAGACAACAGTTGGTATGGTATTCGTGTACCGGCTATGCCAGTAGATCATCGCGAGAAGTTTGTTGAGTTAGTTCAGGCAGACCTTGCGGCTTACCTATTAGACAACGATACATATAACCCACAATGGGATAAAGACATGGCTAACAAAGCAATCAGTTCAATTAGAGCGGGCTCTGATACTGATGTACGAACGCACAGTAAAGAATACAGAGAGAAGCTAGCAATGCTTATTGCAAAGACTCGCACACCTGAAGAGATTAAGAAAGCGGCAGACATTGCCGCAATGCTTGACGCAGGACTTCCAATCACCATCAACCAATACAACGCAGAGGAGTAATCATGGCAGTAACTACACTAGACAAAGCTAAAGTGTCCATCGTGACACAGCATCCATTCTTCGCATCCATCCTTATGAAGCGACAGCTTATCGAGGATGAGACTATACCAACAGCCGCAGTAGATCAGCGCAACCAGATATACATCAACCCAGTCTGGTTCAACACATTGTCTGTTGACGAGATCGTGTTCGTGCTAGCCCACGAGATCGGTCATGTCATCGGTCAGCATGCAACGCGCCGTGGCACTCGCAACGCTAAGAAGTGGAACATTGCAGGCGATGCTTGGATCAACGACATGCTCAAGGCATCAGGCATTGGTCAGCCAATTAATGGCTGTGTCGACATGCCCGGCTCCAAGGATGAGACAGTCGATGAGATTTACAACAAGCTCCCCGATGGTGACGGTGAAGGCCCCGGCGGTACAGGCGATGACATCATCGAGCGCGGCTCACCATTGACACCAGAAGAAGCTACACGCATTGATGCCGAAACTCGTGTTGAGATTGCACAGGCGGCTCAAGCGGCTAAGGCTCAGGGCAAGATGCCAGCGGCATTGGCTAAGATCATTGCAGACTTGATCGACCCCGGCACACCATGGCATGAGATTCTCGAGCGGTACATGACTTCGTACACTCGTGGTGACTACACATGGTCACGCCCTAACCGTCGCTTCGCTGACATTGCTTACTTACCAAGCACAGGCAAGGTTGCCGAGATGGGCGAGATCGTCGTGCAGGTCGATGTGTCTGGCTCTATCAGTCAGCGTGAGTTGGCTCATTACAACGGTCATCTGTCTCGCATCATCGAGCAGTGCAACCCCGAGCGTGTGCATGTCTTGTATGTTGACACTGCAGTATGCAAGCATCAGGTGTTCGAGCAGGGCGAGGAAGTAACACTAGAGTTCTACTCTGGCGGCGGTACTGACATGGAGGCAGGCTTCGACTTCATCGCCAAGGAGGGTATTGACCCCGAGGTATTCGTCTGCTTGACCGATGGTTATACCGACTTCAATGTCGCCAACGCGCCAAGTTATCCAGTTTTATGGTGTATCTCTAGTGACATTGTGGCTCCTTACGGCGAGAATATCCACTTTTCACTGGAGGAATAAATGGCTGACAACATCGACGACGCAATCACCGAACTGACCGAACAGTACGATGAGGTATTACAGGCATGCTACGACGCACTAGCGGAGGGCGTGTCACAAGAGCAACGCAATGCTATCAGGGAATCGATAGCAAAGCATTTAGGCAAGTAACCACGGGGCTTCGGCCCCATTCTTTTCAACCACAAAGGAAGTTATCATGGCGACAGTAAACATTACAAAAGAGTTCAAAGAACGAGTAGAGCAACGTATTCGCGGCATGCACCGCAAGGAGTTAGAGGCTGAGTTACCTAACCTTAACAAAGCCCATTCAATCGACGCCCATTACTTGTATCACTATGGCTGTTGGGGTAAGGATTACATGCACTTAGTGCATGAGATTCCCGGAGAATGGTTAGCCAAGGTAAGCGACTCCCATGTCGAAATACACGGTAAGAATGACGACGGCAAAGATGTGTCTTGCAGTGTTCGTTTCGTTGGCATGAGCGCGTTTCAACGCCCCAAGGATAGCTACTATGGACACACTCGCTCTGTTGTGCAGTATGAACAGTTGTTAGCTATGCCCGACGTCGTAGCCGGTAGAGCCGAGGCACTTGCGGCATGGGAAGAGAACAAGCAAGTAGTATTTCTAAAGGCTAAGTGGGACAAGGTTGAGAAAGATATTCTCGAATTCCTTGGTAAGTGCAAGACACTTAATGAAGCAGTTAGATTGTTTCCCGGTGTTCGTATGTATGTACAACGCGATGACCTCGAGCGCTTAGATCGTAAGGTCGAACGCTTTAGTGAGCGTAAGAAGATTGTGGAAGAGATGGCAACCGATGAACTAACAGCAGCCGCCATCGCTGCGAGACTTGCAGGAGCAGTATGAAATACATGTCTAAAGCACTACCGTCAACTCCAGTCGGCCATCCCAATTACCGATGGACACCACATGGAGATGTACAAGCCATATGGCGTAAGTTCGGGTGGGTTCCCCCATCTGAAAACATGGCTCCGCCTCCTCCCGAAAAACAAACCGATTTCACCACTCATCAAAGGAACTATCGTGCCTGACCTACAGACAGAACTCAAGAAATTAGAAACCCTTGCCTTCGACGATGAAGGCTCAATAACCACGGAGAAAACTATGACCTTACCTCACGCATTCAAAACATCTAACAACGTCAGCCGCGAGACATTCAACTACATCAAGAACAACCCCGGCCTACGTCGTGTGCAGATAGCACATGCTATGGCAGATCGTGGATTCAAGAAAAGCTCAGCAATGGCTTTGTCTAGTCAGTTCGTTCGCAATGGTATGGCTCGTGTCGTCGATGGTGGCGTGTTCGTTGCACAGTCGGAGTACACACCTATCAAATCATTACCGAAGAAAGCAAAGGGAGTCTCCAAAGTGACAGCCAAGAAAGTACAAAAGGCTATCATGGAGGCTCCTGTGCAACCGATAGTGAGCCACGACACCTTGGTGAAAGCCATGCTGTCAAGGATGTCTATCATTCAAGCGCGGGAAATGTACGACGAACTCAAGAAAATCTTTGCATCATGAGCTTAAGAACACGATTCTTTAAATGGCTGACACACGGGCAGTTGCACGTTAATGAGCCAGTTGAGGCTAAGATGCCCAACCCTTACGCCATGACGGTGCAACCGCAGATCGCCTTTGGAAAAGATACAGTGGCTGAAGAGCAATCAAGCATCACACTGAAATTTATCAAAGCAATGAACGGAAGAGTAGTTGAAGTCAGCACATTTGCTCCAAATAAGCACGGGCACTTTGATCGCACTATAGAAACATATGTTGTTACTGAAGACGAAAAGATCAGTGACACCATTATGCAAATCCTTGCAATAAAAGCATTGGAGAAGTAACTTGCGTAAACGCAGTAAGTACCGCCCTCGTGCGGTACTGGCAAACCCCTTGGGCTATGTGCTTGAAAGTATCAAGCCAGTGGCACACCATGAGCAGTACCTTGTGGAACTTAAGATCAAGAACCACTTGGCAATGACAACCCTGACAAGGGGCGAAGCAACACGCAGTGATATCGATACGCTCATTGCATCAGTCAACATAGTAGAAGCACTATACCGACTTGGGTTTGGTAAAGAGTATGCTGACGTTGTGCGTGAAGGGCTTGATGCGTTGCGTGATGTAGGTAAACGAGGCGTGGAGTCTGGTAGATTTATTTTGAAGTCAACTGAGATGAACGCGCTTAACTTGGTGATGGAACTGCACGATGCGCAGATGGACTTAATCACGATCAAGGACATGGACAAAGCCGTTGAACTTGTGAAGGAAGAGTTTCGTCAACGCAAGATGCGACCTATTGTGGAAAGTAAAACATGAGCAACAAGGAGATTTTCATATGGATAGCGATATGCCTAGCCACCTTTTGGGCGTTTGTGTACCTGACAATAACAAGCGCGATGCTGTGACATGGCCGTTCCCAAACAAACCGCCTGAGCATGAACCACTACACAAACTGCCATTCAACATAGATAACTATGAGGATGCACCCCTATGACTAAAGACGAAGCATTACGCCTTGCATTGGATGAAAAAGTAACCCTTGGTGAATATTTAAGAGGGCTACGGCTTTGCCAAACTGATATGTCGTTAGAAAAAATGGCCAAAAAAATTGGCTGTGCAAAATCTTACTTGTCTGATGTAGAAAACAACAAGGTAATGCCCACGTTGGCAAAGTCAGCAATCATGGCTAAAGCCTACAAAACAAGTTTGAACCAGATGGGGCAATACTTATGACACATACAGAAACATTACGCCTTGCATTGGAGGCGTTGGGATGGACTGATGAATGGCGTCCTCAAGGACTCAAAGAAGAAGCCATCACCGCCATTAAAGCCGCACTAGAAGCGAAGGATGAGCCTGTGGCGTGGATAAAACGAAGCGCCAAAGGAAACATCTATGACTTGCTAAGTGAGCCTGACGATGGCTATGAACCCGTCTACACCACCCCACCACAGCGCAAGCCGCTGACGGATGAGGAGATTTATCTTTGCACAAACCACATAGACCGAAATGCACGGGGATGGGCAAATGAGTTTGCCCGAGCCATCGAAGCCAAACTTAAGGAGCAAAAATGATTCACACCGATGAAGACGATGAGTTCGAACGCATTGCACGTGAGAACAACATGAAGGGGCAACCCTACCATTTTGATCCTGTGTATGTTTCTCCATCACAGCGCAACCAAGTATTAGAGGAAGCTGCAAAGGCAATTGATGAACACCCAACTTGGACTGGGCGTATGTGCGCTCAAGAAATTAGGAATATGAAGACATGAGAATCATCGTATACACAAAAGACAACTGCCCCAACTGCACATCGGCAAAGCAACTACTAGAGTCGAAAGGCTTGGAGTACATCGATGTAGATATAGAACGAGGTACTCGGTGGGAGAACATGCTGAAGGAATACCCCGATGCACGTCAGATGCCTCAGATATTCATTAACGATCAGCGCGTAGGTGGCCTTGCAGGACTACAGGCGGCGCTCAAGAAACTGGAGGAAATCAATGGACACTACAAGTCTTGAAGAAGAACGAAAGCGTTGCGCTGCAATTGTTCGTCGAGCAATCGTTCGAAACAGAGACAACATCATGCATGTGCAGATACTGAAGCGTGTGCTTGAGAAGATAACCAACCCGAGAAATAAATGAACGGCTTCGCCAGACAACAAATGGACATTGGTAGTAAACAACCAATACACCAACTAAAACTTTGCAACAAATGCGAAGAGAAAAGACCGCCCGAAGGCGGCATTCAAATGAACCCAAGCAAGTGGTATTGCGCTTCGTGCTGGGCCAAGCGAGTCACCGTTAGAAACCTTAAGTAACCACAAGGAGCATCATGGACAATCCAAACGAAATGCAAGTGGGCGGCAGTCATTACAAAGACATGCCAGTACAGCCATGGGAAGTCATGGAAGCCGTACTCACACCTGAAGAATTCAGAGGATTCCTCAAGGGCAATGTCATCAAGTACTCGATGCGAGCAGGCCGCAAGGAAGGTAGTGACGATGCAGGCAAGGCGTACCACTACAGGATGAAACTCAAAGAGGTGCAGTCATGAGTCTGCTAGGCGCACTAATCGGCAGTACCACTGGTGGTTTGTTTGCGGCTTCTCAGGCACAACAGAATGTCGCCATAGGGCAGGCACAACTACACGGCTCATCAGTTCACTACTCCGACAAGCCACGCATGAAGAACAAAACACTTTTCAGCGGGCGTATTGAAGTACAGCAAGTGAGCAACGGCTACATCGTCAACATCGCAACGCGAGAAGGCTATGAGTTCGACACGCACATCGCGGCAACTGTCAAAGATGTTAACGACATCATCTCCACAGCAATCGTGGCATTCCAACTGGAGGCTTAATGAAGCCAATATACCTAGACTTTGAGACGTACTGGGATGCAACCCACACGCTCTCTCGTATGTCACCAACTGAGTACATACAACACCCTGATACAGAAATCATCTCGGTGTCGATCAAGGAAGGCGACGAGCCAACCTATGTCCTGTTTGGTGAAGACAACATTCGCAAGCACATGCAGGCAATGGACTGGTCAGACGCAATGGCTATCGGTCATAACATGTCTGGCTTTGACGCAATGATCCTTGCATGGCGCTTGGGTATCAATCCTAAGATGTACGGGTGTACGGCTGCAATGGCACGTTCCAAGTACTCTAAGACCTCTGTGTTCTTTGGTGGCAAAAACCTTACAGGCGTGTCACTCAAGAAGCTAGCCGCTGAGTTTGGTATCGGTGCAAAGCTAGACCTTGAAGCTACCAACACCAAAGGCAAACACCTCGTCAACTTCAGCGAAGATGAGATCGCCGCAATGGAGGAGTACAACAAGGTCGATACTGATCTGTGTGCAAAGCTGTTCAAGCAATTGGCCAAGGGATTCCCGAAGCAGGAGCTGGTGTTGATAGACATGACTACACGCATGCTTGTCGAGCCGCAGTTTGAATTGGATAAGCCCAAGGTTAAGCTAGCTCTACAACAAGTCAAAGTAGACAAGCGCGAGTCTTTACTTGCGTTGGCTAAAGCCTTAGACATTGGCACGTTTGCAGCTAGCGCCCTTGAAGGTAATAGCATGGAAGAAACTGTGCGTAGCGAGTTGGCATCAGCCGCCAAGTTCGGTGCGTTACTGGAGAAGCTCGGTGTTGAAATACCCATGAAGGTATCGCCAACTAACCCAGCCAAGATGACACAGGCACTGGCTAAGACAGACGAGGCGTTCATAGCCCTACAAACGCATAAAAACCCCCTTGTAGCCGCCGCAGCTATGGCTAGGCTAGAAGTTAAGTCTACGCTGTTAGAAACGCGCCTAGAGGCTTTTATCAAGGCCGCTAATGTATGCGACGGCAAGATACCCGTGCCGCTCAAGTACGCTGGTGCAGACACTACAGGCAGATGGTCGGGTGAGCAGTACAACATGCAGAACTTACCTCGCATCGGCCCATCACCTAGACCATCAGATGCGTTGCGCATGTCGCTCCGGGCTCCCGAGGGCTACAAGATCATCGTGTCCGATCTGTCGGGTATCGAGTTGCGTGTCAACATGTTCTTATGGAAGGTTCCCTATGCTATCGAATTATTTAAGGCCAGCCCTGATAAAGCAGACTTGTACAAGTACTTTGCTGCGAACAATCTCTACCGAATTGAGGAGAGTCAAGTCACCAAAACCCAACGTCAAGTTGGCAAGGTCGCACATCTTGGGCTGGGGTTCGGCGCAGGCGGCGCTACGTTCCAAAAGGTTGCGAAGCTAATGGGCGGTGTGGACATGGACTTGCAGGAAGCTACAAAGGTAGTAACCGCATATCGCGACGCACACTCCGAGATTGCCGATGGGTGGAAGGCGTTTCAAAGCAACCTCACCAATATCAAGCAAGGCATCGAGTCATCCATCGATCCATGGGGCATGTGCGTTACAGAGAAGAACGCAGTTCGCTTGCCATCAGGTCGTTGCATCTACTACCCTGACTTGAAACAAGAACGTGATGACAACGGCAAGCTTGAATGGTGGTATGGCAACGGTCGCACTCGCGCTCGCATCTATGCAGGAAAGGGTGTAGAGAATTTAGTTCAAGCACTTGCACGAGATGTCATTGCCGAGCATGCAGTCAAGTTCTTTAAGGCTACCGGTATGCGGCCAGCACTCACGGTGCATGACGAGCTTGTGTATGTAGTTCCAGAAGATTCCGCAGAGTCTCACTTAGACACATTGCAGAGCATCATGCGTCAAGGCGTGTCATGGTGGCCCGAGTTGGTGACGTGGTCTGAAGGTGATATTGCAAGCTGTTATGGCGAAGCAAAATAGTGTTGACGAATCGCAGAAACCTGTTAAAGTGGGGTCTAACAACCACGAGTCTCCAAGCAACGAATGTCGCTTTGGGGGCGAAACCCTATGGAGCAAGCATGGCTAACCCAGCTTGGACTTATTCGCAACTAGACACGTTTGAAACGTGCCCGAAGAAGTTCTATCACCTTAAAGTAATCCGCGATATTGTGGAACCCCCAACGATTCACACCGAGTGGGGAACCAAAGTGCATACGGCATTTGAGAACTTCATCTTGCATGGAGAACTCTTGCCCGAAGGCATGACACAGTGGCAACCACTGGCTGACAAACTTGCAGCGCTCAAGGGTGCGAAGTTTCCTGAAAGGCAATACGCTGTTGACAGAGACTTCCAACCTTGCGACTGGAAGAACGCATGGACACGAGGCATCGCAGACCTTGTTGTGATCTCAGGTAAGAACGCCGCCGTCATGGACTACAAGACTGGTAAGCGTAAGCCCACAGAACAACTTGATCTGTATGCCGCCTATGTGTTTCACCATCACCCCGAAGTACAGAAGGTAACGACTGGCTTCGTGTGGCTCAAGGAAAAGAAGATCGACTGGCAAGTGCGTGAGCGTGCAGACCTTGCAGGTATATGGCAGAACCTACTGCCGCGAGTACGCAAACTTGAATCAGCATACGAGCGTGATTCATGGCCAGCTAAAACATCAGGCTTGTGTAAGGCGTGGTGCCCTGTGACATCGTGTGACTTTAACGGGAGGAAGACATGACATACGACGAACGAAAAAAGAAATGGTGGGCTTGGCATAAAGACAATCCCGATGTGTGGAATTACTTTCAACGCTTCAGCATGGAAGCTGTTGCCAAGAATCGAAAGAAGATTAGCCACTGGCTTGTTGTTAATCGCATCCGCTGGGAAACAAACATCATCACTACTGGCGAAGACTTCAAGATCAGTAATGACTACATTGCGTTCTACGCTCGCCTGTGGAAAGTTAAGTATCCGCAGTACGCAGACTTGTTTACGACCAAGCGCATGAAGGGCGAACATTAATGACACCCGAAGGAAAAGTTAAGGAAGCTTGCAAGAAGTTCCTTAGAGAACGCAAAGCATTTTTCTTTATGCCTGTGTCCAACGGTATGGGTCAAGTCGGTATCCCTGACATCATCATTTGCTATCGAGGCGTCTTTGTCGCCATTGAGACAAAAGCTCCGGGCAAACGTAACAATGTAACTGACAATCAGAAAAGAATCATGGAGAATATACGAGACGCCGATGGCTTTGCATGGGTAGTAGATGACCCAGCAGACCTTGGTGCTTTGTTTAACGCCATAGATGCATACTTAGTATTGGAGCCCCGAAATGCCAGCCTCAAGCAAACGTAAACTGGAATATCAAAAAGCATACAACGCACGGCCTGAAGAAGTAGCCAAGCGTGTGAAGAACAACGCCGCACGACGCGAAGCTATCAAAGATGGCAAGGCTCGTGTAGGTGATGGCAAAGACGTTGCACACAAGAAGTCACTGGAGAACGGTGGCGGTAATCACAAATCAAATGTGGCTGTGCAAGATAGATCAACCAACAGAGGATGGAGGAAAGGGAGCGGCTCCTATAACCCTGACAAGTAATGCAGATTCACAAAGAAAAAAAGGCGGTCATCCTCCGCCTAAAAAATCCAAGTCGGGTGACAACAGTTATACCGACAGCTATCGAAGTAGACCACAAAGGACAACGGCTTGTAGCCGTTCCACACCGCCCCGACGAAACTCGGGTGTTAAGAAACTTAGGCTTTGAGATTCCTGATCCCATGCCTATGCACTATGCGTTTCCTAAAGTCAGCGGCAAGCACGAACCGTTTGCTGCACAGAGGGAGACTGCATCGTTTTTGTCCATGCACAGTAGGGCGTTTTGCTTGAACGGTATGGGCACTGGCAAGACCAACAGCGCACTGTGGGCGTATGACTACATGCGTCGCACAAAGATCGTGAACAAGGTTTTGATTGTGTGCCCGCTCTCTACTATGGAACGCACATGGGCTGACTCTGTGTTCAACACCTTTCCGCATCTCGATGCGGTAGTATTACACGGAACACGCGACAAGCGCTTGAAGCTCTTGAAGGAGGATGTACACATCTACATCATCAACATCGATGGCTTGACCACGATCAAAGACGACCTTGCCAAGCGACCTGACATTGATCTGATTGTTGTGGATGAGCTAGCCCTTGCACGGAACTCAAGCACCGAGCGATGGAAGACACTGAACACAATCTGCAACAGACAATCTGTTCGTCGAGTCTGGGGTATGACAGGATCACCAACACCCAATGCACCAACAGATGCGTGGGCACAGTGCAAATTGATTACACCCGACAACACAAGTGTGCCTAAATACTTCGGTGCGTTTCGTGATCGTGTAATGCGACAGTTGACACAGTTCAAGTGGGCAGCGCGACCCGAGGCTAACGACGTGATCTATCAGATGATGCAGCCAGCCATTCGGTTTTCGCTTGACGACTGTACTGACTTGCCTGAGCAGATGTTCATTACACGCGAAGTTGAGATGACACCCGAGCAGAAGAAGGCTTACAAGGACATGCTGTCTAAGCTAACAGCAGAGTACGCCGGCGGTCAAATCTTGGCTGTGAACGAAGCGATCAAAGCAAACAAGCTAATTCAAATAGCCTGCGGTGTCGCGTATGGGACAGATGGGGTGGAGGTAGTTATCCCATCTAAGCCTAGAATAGATGTACTCAAAGAAATCATTGAAGAGTCTGAAGGCAAAGTAATTGTGTTTGTGCCATTGACTGGCGCTCTTGAACACGTAGCCGCAGAGCTACGCAAGGACTGGTCTGTGGAAATTGTCCATGGCGGCACTAGCAAGAACGAACGCGATCAGATTTTTTCAAACTTTCAACGAGGGTTTGACCCGAGAGTATTGGTGGCAAATGCAGCTACCATGTCACACGGGCTAACGCTAACAGCGGCAACTACCATCGTATGGTACGCACCGGTGCATAGCAATGAGATTTACGAACAGGCTTGCGCTAGGGTTAGACGCCCCGGCCAGACCAAGACCACTGTGATTGTGCATATCGCAGGCACAGACGTCGAAAGACGAGTTTACAAACGGCTGCAGGACAAACAGTCTATGCAGGGATTGCTACTTGAAATGATGAAAGACCAACCGGAATAGGAGGCTCTATCGAATACCGAACCCATACCCCATTCAACCACAAACAAAGGATACAAAATGAAACTCTCAGATGCAGTCAGCCTGTACATAAAGATGCGGGACAAGAAAGCACAGATGAAAGCAGAGTTTGATGCCAGTGTCGCTCCTCTAAACGAGAAGATGGAAAAGCTAGAAGCCAAGCTGCTAGACGTTTTCAACAAGACCGGCATGGACTCAGTCAAGACCGAATTCGGAACAGCGTATACCACGACTCGCGTCACTGCAAGCGTGGCAGATCGAGATATTTTTATGACCCATGTCAGGGAAAACGATGACTGGGCGCTGTTGGAAGTTCGTGCTTCTAAATCTGCTGTTGAACAGTACCGTGAAAACAACAATGACTTACCCCCGGGGATATCTATGCGTGAAGAACGTGTAGTAAATGTCCGCCGTTCGTCGTAAACTCTTTCCCCCAACCACTGAAAAAACCATGAATATCATTCCATTTGACTCCGGCTCCAACCTGCCTTCATTCTTGAAAAACGTTGACCGTGCAAACCTAAACGCAGATTTAATTGCACACGCCAGTAGCGGCTTCCCCGTAATCTCCATCAAGGGCAAAGTGTTTGCAGTTGTCCGCGACGGTGAGCGTGAGTTGCAGATGAACCCGAAAGACCCTGACAGCGCAGCTACCAGCCTGAACGTGGTGTTGTTAAAAGTCAACAAGAGCGCCAGCAAGGTGTTCTACCTCAAGGGCTACGACAAAGATACAAGCGAAGGCCAAAAGCCTGACTGCTACTCCAACGACGGTATCGAGCCTGCAGCCGATGCTCAGAACAAGCAAGCCAAGAAGTGCGCAACCTGTGCTCACAATCAGTGGGGCTCTCGTATCAGCGAGCGAGGTGCTACTAAGGGTAAGGCATGTTCCGATGCAGTTCGTATGGCTGTAGCCCCCGCTGGCCAGCTTAACGACGCTATGCTGTTGCGCCTCCCTCCCGCGTCCATCAAGGCGATTGGTGAGTACGGTCAGATGTTGGCCAAGCGCGGTGTTGAGGCTCACATGGTTGTTACCAAGGTAGGCTTTGACTTGCAAGCTGAGTCACCCAAGCTGACATTCAGCGCGGTTGGTTTGCTGGACGACGAAGGCTTTGCCGAAGTTCAAGAAATGCGCCGAGCTGACATTGTTGCTAGCATCCTCGGTAGTACACCCAATGCTGGTGAGTACACCCCCGCTCTCGAAGTCGAGGAAGCTCCCGCCCCTAAAGCTGCACCAAAGGAAGAAGCGCCTGCGCCCAAAGCCGAGGTGAAAGCCAAGCCCGCTAAAGCCAAGCCTGCTCCAGTTGAGGACGATCTCGACCTCGATCTCGACGGTATCAGCTTCGACGACTAAGCAACTCAACGGGGCTTCGGCCCCAACTTCTCCCCCACTAACTAGGAAATCAAATGAACTACTCAATCAAATTGGAAATGAACCTCGACGCTAACGCTCTGCAAGTGTTGCTCCGTACTTTAGATGCTGGCCCTCACGGTCTGATGCGCGGCATGATCGACAACATCATTCAACAAGCTCAAGCTCAAGAGAACGAAGCACGAGCCAAGGCTGAAGCTGCACCCACAGACGTAGTTGACGGCATGCCTGTCAGCCCACTACCCAACTAAACGACGATTAATTCAATCGGGGAGCCCGTGCGCGGGCTTTCTTTCGTTTAAATGGAGTAGTCATGAGTTGCAAAAATACAACAGCCGGAGGTTACGATGGATGCTCTTGAGTTCCTCCGCACAATCCTGCCCGAATACGGCATCCACTACCTGACGCTTTTTACTAAAGACGTCAATCCAAAGACGAACAAGCCTTACACGTACCACAAGTTTTACCTAAGCTTGGAAGAGATGGCGGATGCCATCCCGCACTGGGAGAATGATCCTAAGTTCGTGGCGACGTACCATGCTTGCGCGTCCTACCTAAAGCCATACATTGAAGTTGAGAAAGACGGCGAGACTCGTAAGAAGTATCGCGTCGAAGAGAACTGGGATCGTGCTAAATCCTTTTGGATTGACATTGACTGCGGTCAAAAGAAACATGACACCGGTCAAGGCTACCTGACACAGATGGATGGCGTCAAAGCCATTGCGGCATTTGCCAAAAAGGTGGGTTTACCCCGCCCTATGATCGTGGACTCCGGTAACGGTATCCATGCGTACTGGCCATTGACCAAAGACATCAGTCACACTAAGTGGGTCATGGTTGCTAAGTGGCTCAAGTCATGCCTAGCGCACGAGGGTGTCCTAGCAGATTCGTCACGCACTGCTGATTTTGCAAGCATCTTGCGCCCTGTTGGGTCAGCAAACCGTAAGGGTGATGCCAAGGATGTGAAGGTTCGCTCGACATGCCAGCCCATTGAGCCCGCAGAATTTGCCCAAGCCCTACAAAGTTTCGTGGCTGAGAACGATGTCAAACTCATCAAGGAGTCTGTCAAGAAGACTTACAACACCGATCTGAATTCAGACCTAACGGCTCACTTGCCTACATATCCTGACGTACCTGTAGACGCCAACGAGATGGCCAATAAATGCCTCCAAGCGGCTGCTATGCGTGACTCTAAGGGTGACGTAGGGTACGAGCCTTGGCGTGGTGTTATCGGCTTGCTTAAGTACTGTGAGAACGGCGAGACGCTGGCCGAGGAATGGAGCTCTGACCGTGACGCTACCGGCCACGATCAAGTGGACTGGCAGAACAAATACAACACATGGGAAGCTGGCCCAACACGTTGCTCATTTTTTGAGCAGCACAACAGCCCGGGCTGTGTAGGCTGTGAGTTCAAAGGCAAGGTCAACACCCCATTGGTGTTAGGTAGGGTAATCCCTATAGTCGAAGAATCTACCGCTGAGATCGTTACAGACGAAGGCGTTGTAGAGGAAGCTGCCATACCTGCTCTACCATACGGCTATGTATGGGATGGTAAATTGCTTAGCCGTCTGCTCCCGGACAAGGAGGGCGTGTTACAACCCCTGCCATTCTGTGAGAACTTGTTCTACCCGACCAGCCGTATTCGCACCGAAGATGGTACGTTTCGGTATGGCATGCGATTCCACTTGCCCGACAAGCGCATCCGCGACTTTGACATCTTAGGGGAATCAGTTGCTTCGTCGACAGACTTACTACGGGCTTTGGCTCGGTATGAGTTGACAAAGAGTAACCACAAAAACGCAGGAGACCACATGTCTGCATACTTGCTTGACCAGTTGCAAGCATTGAAGCGACGCATCGCTGAGACCAACACCCTCACAACCTTTGGTTGGCGGGATCAACACAAAGCATTCTTGCTTGGTGACAAGCTGTTTACTAAGGGAGCCGAGCCGATTGAAGTATTGATTGGCGGCAATGCCAAAGAGAAAGCCAACACGTTTACACCCAACAACGGATCGATTGAAGGCTACGCTGAAGCCCTGAACTTTCTTTACAACCGAGAAGGTGCGACACACTGGCAGTACACGATCTGCGCAGGCTGGGGTTCTTTGTTGGCGCATCATTGCGAGGACTTGTACAAGGGGCTCATTTTGGCGTTGCAGGGTGGAAACACCGCTCGCGGTAAGACGACTGTCTGCCATGCAGCACTTGCTGCGTTTGGCAATCCTGAGAAGCTGACTTTAGGTTCCAAGGATGGTTTTACTACCAACGCTTTGTGGGCGACGCTTGGGGTGTTCAACAACATTCCGGTGCTTGCTGACGAGATGACGAGCATTGACCCTGCAATTTTTAGTGATGTGGCTTATGGCGTGTCGAACGGCAAAGAAAAAGTTCGCATGACTTCTAAGAGCGGGAGTGTGGTGTTTGCGAAGTCTGCTGAATGGCGGCTTAACTTGTACGTCACTGGCAACAAAGATTTCCACGGCACACTGGCTGCTCACCAAGCCAACTCGCAAGCTGAAGCTGTTCGTCTAATCCAAGTCAACATCGATCGGTATCCTCCGCTGGTATTGGCTGACCGTTCTCTGTACCCTGAAGGCGAATCTGGCGACACCGCTTGGAACGCTGCCTCTGCATTGGTTGCTGCCGAACACATTAAACGCATGACACAGAACAGTGGCCATGCCGGTGCTGCCATGATTAAGTACATCTTGGATAACGAGGCATCGGTTGCCAAGGCTATGACGGATATGATTACCCGCTTCACGCAGGTTCTCCCAAATCCCAAGTACCGGTTCTACCGCGCTCATAGTGCGTGTACGATTGTTGCTGCTCAGATCGCCAAGAAGTTGGGCATCATTGATTTTGATGTCAAAGAGCTGTATGCATTTACAGTTAACTTGATTGTCGAACTGGCCGACTCGGTCATGGAAAGTAACTCCATCTCATCAGAGGATGCATTCTCTAGTGTGGTCAGCTACCTTGCCCCGCGCATCATTACAACCACAGAGTACCGTGACAAGCGCGACGGTAGAGGCCCTGAGTCTCCACGCACTCGTATCATGGGTGAAGTGGCAGGACGGTATGTGCTTGGTTCAGCAAACCATAAAGAGCACGCCGGTCACTTGATCTTGTCACAGAAAGAAGTACGCGACTGGTGTATGAAACACCGAATGGATTATCCTGCGCTGATAAGTTCCTTGCAGAAGGAGGGCGCATTGGTGAAGCAGGGTGAGAAGTTTACGCTGACTCGAGGTACAGACTACCCGATGGTACAGCAGCGATGCATTATTGTGGACTTACTTAAGCTCGACAAAGACGCAGTAACTCCTGCATTAACCCTAGTCTCTAATCAATTTGACGGAGACGCAGTTGGGGATGTATGATTGCCACGCTAGTTGCCATGACTAGTTCCTTTTCGTGGTTGAAAAGACGAACCCCCGGCGTAACAACCGGGGGTTTTTTTACTTCTTACCTTTGGCTAAGCACTTACCAACGGCTGCGCACTTACCGGGCATCTTGCAGCCAGCGCATGGTTTGAAAGGTGCAGCTTTTTTGCCTGCGGGTTTGGCGGGGGCCATCATCATTTTCTTGCCGTACATAATAATCTCCAATCAAGGGTTAACGAAAGTTCGCGGTTTTTGCAGCAATCTTTTTGGGTTGAGCTACAAACTGTTTGCCTTGCGCTTTACCTGCACGCTTGGCCCGTGTCGTTGCTGCGTACTCAGCAGGACTCAATGATTTTATAGCAGCTTCAGGCAAATAGCGCTCACCAGTTTTACTGGATGGCTTGCCTGACTTGGTACGCCACTTCTGGTCTGTCCAGTCTTTAAGTGATTTCTGAGAGGCTTTCAATCTCTATACCCCCCACCGGCTGCCTTGTACTTCTTGGCAACGAGTTGTGCTTTACGGGCAGACCATTGACCTGCACCAGTGCCTTGCGTAGCAGCTGCTTTTACCTGAGACACAATCCGCTTGCGCAGTTCAGGTTTGGTGTAGTTGCCAGCCGCATTGACTGTGGATTTAGACTTGGTAGCCATGTCAGCAGTTCCATGCGCGCAATGATTTATTGATGCGGGAGTTCGGGTCTTTAGCCGTTTTCTCGCTTGTGAGCTTTTTCTTCATGCCTTCCATGCGGGCACAGAACGAGTCACGTCGTGGGCCGCCCTCTGGTTGGGGAGCTTTGAGCCCCGGCTTGCCGGGATTTGCTTTGTTGTAAGAGGCACGCCCCTTAGCGTTGAGCCCGCCCTTTTCGGACTTGCCCTCTTTACGTTGCCATGCTGGTGTCTTAGCCATACTAATCTCCTTAGTCAATCTGCTCTGCAATCTTAGTCTCACGCTTGCGCTGCTCTTGTGGTGCGCGCAACAAACTCGACAGTGGCTGAGGTTTTAAGTCATTACGCCTACGGGCTTCTTGCAGATTCTTCCACGATTCGCGTGCTTTGGCCATACCCTCGCTGTCTTGTTCGCGATATGCCTTGGCAAACTGATTTTTAATTTTAGTCGAACGCTCAGTAAAGTTCTTTTCCAAATCCAAAGCAGATTGGCGAGCTTGATAAGTCTCAGCAACCTTGGCAGATGGCAGACCCATGGCAGCAAACACTTGGCCTACTTGGGAAACATCATCCGCACTTAGGATCACATCGCCGTTACGACGTGTCAAGCCTTCACCAGCAATGCGTCCTGCTTTGAGCATGTCGCTGATACCCTTTGGCATTGTCTGCTCGAGGCCGCGATATATATCTCCATTTGCCATAAGGCCAAGGCCGTCTACCATACGAGCGGTCATACCACCGGCTGCACCGCCAGCAATAGTACCGATAGCTTGAGCAACTCCAGCTTGGGTAGTCAAGTCAAGATCAGCAAATGGTGCAATTGAAAGCATGTTGCCAGCACCAATCTTGCCGGACAAATCTACACCGATCAGTGTTGGCGTGCCGCGCATCACAAGCTGCGACCACTCTGGGCCAAGCTCTTTACGCATCCACTCAGTTAAATCAAACGGCTCGTCTTCGTCACCCAAGAAGAATCCTGCAAGCGCTGCAACGGCGGCGTAGCCGGGTAGACCCATCGCGCCAGCGAAGATTCCGGTGTGAGCAAGGGAGAAGCCCAGTGTACGCAATGCTGCCTTACGCTCTTTGGGATCGCGAATGTCGTTAAGTAATTTGACGTAGAAACCGATCTGTACCAACTGAAACTTGCGGAACTGCAAAGCAATCTTACCGAAATTGCTGTTGAAGATTCTCGGTGCATTCATCGACGTGTAGTCGCCGTGCGTATCTTGCAGAATGCCGGCAGCGTATTCGATGGCGGCTTGTTTGTTGCCTTTCGTTCTAGCCAGCTCAAGACGGTAGGCAGCCATGGCGGTAGACAAACGGTTAATCGCTTCAGTCTTTTGGATGGCAAGGCGCATAGCCTTATTGACACGCTGTGCCGACTGGCTGAGCTTGCTATCTGCTTCGACCTTATATTCGTTGATCTCGGTTGCCAAACCAATGTCAATACTTCCACGCTTGACCAAAGTGTCAATCGCTTCACGCACGTCATCAGGCACTTGGGTAAAGTCAAACTGTTGACCGAACAGCTTAGTGTTTTTAAACAACGGGCCAAGTTCAGAGTACGCCGTCCACAATGCAGTGCCGACTTTGTTGTAGTCGTGACGACCTGCCATAGCAGGTACAGACATCATGAATGGCTGTGTCAAGTTCTGAATGTAATAGCCGGGGCTCGTTGCCAAGAAATACTTGGATGACAAGTTCGTCAGCTTTTCCACCCATGGGGTGACGTTGTAGTTTAGAGACTCAACGTAGCGTGTGCTTAGTTCGTCAAACAGTTCTGTCCGGCGAGTCACATCCCCCTTCTTGGACTCTTTGCGCATAGCTTGCAGAGACTCTTGAATCTCAGGACTAAACTCAATCGAAGCCAAGAAGTTGGCATCAGCGCGACCTTGTGTTGTGAAGGACTGAAGCATATCTACTTCACCGGAAATACCACGGCGACGCATCTCAGACTTACGGGCGCTGTCTTCTGCCAAAGTCTCAAGGTACAACTGACTAATCAAATTGTAGACCTTAGCGTTAGCAGTACCTTCGTTGGCGTCTACGGTTGCACGCAGTTTTGTCAATGCAGGCAATAAAGCCTCACTGTTGAACTTGTCCATGGCTTCGGCGCGTTTGATAATGCCTGTCGACAAGCCGGGGAACTCTTCGCCAATTTTTGCTTCTAAGTTGCGGGCTTCCCACTTGGAGTCAACAAAGGACACTTGGTAGTGCTCTGGGTCTTTTTCCAGTTCTTTGATTCGCTTAGTATCTTTGGCGTTCACAGCAGCAACATATTCGTCAGATCGACTGACAACTGCCCAAGGGCCAGTACGCTTAATTGGCGCATAGGGTAAACCCTCGCGAATCTTGAACAGAGTTTTAAAGCGCTCTAGTGTGTTGGCTTTCTCGGTCTTCAGTTCGGTTTCCGTCTTTGTGTCACCAGCTTGTTTAGCAATTGCGATAAGCGCGTCGTACTCGGAGGTAGCAGAATTTAGAACAGTCTGCTTTTTCTCTGACAGCATAGTATTACCGTGCTGAAACACCGCTTTGACAAACGCCTGAGCTTTAGGCTTTAAAGCGTTAAACATGGCAGCCATTGCAGGATCGGCTTTCAACGAGCCGCTGTCATAACCCCACTTGGCTTGGCGTGTAGATTCAAGCAAGAAATCATTAACAGTACCGGGGCCTCGGCCTTTGTGTTCGTCTTCGATCGTGGCATACATATCAGCGATCTTCTCGATGCGGCGCTCACGCTCGCTAGCAGCGGCTGTTCTGTTGGCTAAAGCTTTGGCAAAACGTTCAGCAGGAAGGCCCGCTTTGGTGGCACGAGCAACCAGATCACTGGTGAATACCACGTAGTCCAAACCTCGGCCCATGATGTCACCAAGACCACCAACAATGTTAGTAGCCGGCTGTCTTAGCTGCTGGGGTAGCTTGTTAATGTTGCGATTGATTGCACCTTGATTTGGCGCGTTCTTCCCAAACTGCATACGTTGACGGTCAGCCGCCGCTTGAGAGCCGACGCGGAAAATATTCTGGTCGTTAAACACAACGATGTTGCGGGTTGGGTTGCCTAACCGAATGACTTTTCGTTTAAGGCGTTCGACATCTTGGCGAACTTGTTCTGCTTGAAACTCCGCAGCTGTCCTAGCATCTACCGCATTCAACCACGTCTTGCGAGCGTATTCTTTCTGCTCTGGAGGAGCTTTATCTTGCAAAGACTCCCACTTATCGGCTTCTTTGGTAGCTTTCTCAACCGCAAGTTCTTTTTCCCGCAGAACTTCTTGCAGTTGCTGTAGTTTGATTTGCGTTTGGAATTGATTGCCGCGACTGTTTTGATCTAAGAACTTAAGAGCTGGAATGCCGAGCTTTTCATCCAAGTACTTGGACACGATTTCCTTAAAGCCGGTGTTAGCCAATCGCTTGTTGTAGTCCTCAACGTCAAACTCTTCACTGACAGCACCAGTTCGCACTTCAACAAAACCAAGCCCGCGATAAAACTCATCGCCGGTCATGTCAGCGAGATCAGCACCAACTTGGTCTTCAACGTCTTCGCGCAAAATATCTGATATGGACGCTTCAATTTTTGCCAAGATGGCTGGTTGTTTAGACAACGGCTCATCCCAGTTAAGAACATCTTCATCAGCAATGGGAATGTCTACACGCATGAGGCTGCCTTTAGGGGCAACTGTAGTTTCTGGGGTAACAGAAAACTTTGCGGGATCAAGCGACTTTATGGCAGCAAGGTCTTCACTTGAAGTTTCAATGGTGCTTGTAAGGACATCGACATAACCCTGCTCTGGGCCAGAGGGCTTTGAGCTTGACCGTTTTTCAGCTAAAGTTCTTTTTGCAGACTCTAAAACAGTCTTCTTCTTTGCAATATAACGTTCTAGGTCGGCGCTTGCTTCTTTAATAGCTTCAGCAGCGGTTAGCCCACGCTCGAACATTAACTTGTACACTGGAACAGTTGCAGCGTTTTGTTCAGGGCTAGCACGTCCTATTGCGACGCCGTCGTAAAGGGCTTTTGCTTTAGTAGTTACTGTTTTGCGTTCCACGTCAGCTGACCAGTAGCCCTTGGCAATTCCAACACTTTGTGCAAAGTAAGAACCCCAGCCATAAGCCTGAGCGCCTTCGCCAGTGCCCATAAAGTCATGGTTAAATCTACGGAAAGCTGCTGCAGTTCCGTGCCACGTGCCATTAATTTCCAAACGAGCCGCACCAAACGCCAAGTTAACAACGTCTTGAGCGGTTAAAGATTCTGGTTTGAAACCGAGCTTACGAGCGGCAATCTTGAACGCAGCCCACAACGTACGGAACCAGTCCATTAGAGGGCCTGACTCTTTGGAAACTGCTGTAGGATCAATGCCAGCATCGATGGCTTCTTCGAGGAAGTAAGCTAAGAGTTCGTTGTTTTGCTGAGTTTCAGCTGTGCCAGCGCTTTCAAAACGTTTCGTTGCGCGTTGCGCTAATACAGATTCAATAGAACCATCTTTCTTCTTAGCCCAGCTTTGTAACTGCTCGATTAATTTGTTGTAGGTTTGTTTTGTAAGTAGATTTTCCAAACCAAGGTGAGCCCCAACCTCGTGCATGAACTTGGCACGTCCAGAACCCCGATTAATTCGATCTGCGATCAAATACGCACGGCCATCTGTGGCAACGCCGTAGGCATTCTCTTTTTGAATTGCCTCACCAACCGCTCTAACTTTTGAATCGGGGTCGTTGAGTAGATCGTCTATGGTGTTAACCACCATGAGTTTGCGACCGGGTATGTCGGCACGGATGAAATCTTTTAACTCTGCCAGCAGTTGTTTTGCCGTGTATGGTTTCTTGGCTTTGCCGTCTTTACCAAACAGCATGTTCTCTTCTTTGGCAACCACAGTGCGATCAGCAGCAGCCTGTGTTGTAGCTGACTTGACAGGCGTAGAAACTGTCTTCGTCACTGGCTGTACACCCTCACGCACGAGGCGGTCATCAGGGACATTTCCGGTGATAAAGTCATTGACTGTATTCTGTGCATCAGGAACCACGAACAACTTAGAGCCATCCATGTTGTCGCCGTACTTGGTAATCAAGTCACGGTAAGTTTCTTTGTCAACGTTGATACAGCCAAATGAGTAACGAGAATCGCCAGCGGCTTCGCTTTTTAAAGCAGCAGCACGTTGGGGAGCGTCTTTTTCTTTTAGCCAGACAGAATGCATAAATGTCACAACTGCGTCCGGGTCTTCCAAAGCAAACACTTTGCCGAAGTCGTAGTCACCTGCAGTTACTGCTGCGCTACCGCCTTTAGCTGCATCAATTATTTTGATGCCGAACAAACCGGCTGGAGTCACGCGGTTTTGTGGCAGGTCGTTGTTACCGATATACAAGTCACCTTTAGCCAGACCAAACAAAGACTTCTTTTGCAGAACAAAAGAACCGTCGGCTTTAAAAACAAAGATACGACCGCTTGGTTTATCGGCAATCGTAATAAACTTGTTACCAATTTTGTCTTTCAAAGCAGGAACTAAACGGGCATAAGCCTGTTTGCCAGCGTCAGACATCATGGCAGCTTCGGCAGGAACCTCGGCCAACACTTGTTGCGTGGTTACTTTTGTCTCTTGTGGAATCACCATAAATGATTCAATTTGAGAGATTGCTCCGGGGTTAAAAATCATGGCCACCGAAAGCACACCTGCATGCAACGTTTTAATAATGTCGCGAATAGCACCTGCCACCGCTTCTGCACCCTTGGTAGCGTACAGAACAACATCTTCTTTAACCTTGGCTAAGAACTCAGCGCTATCTCGTTTAAGGTTGTAGTGTTTTTCAAGCCGGTTAACTTGCGGTGCAGGCAAAGCAGCAACACGCGGGCCAACGGTTTCCTCAATCACGCGAGCTTCAACATCAATAGTCACTGGCTCTTTGGTCAGCAACTGCTGCAAGCCCATCTCTTTAGCAACTACGGGTTTACCATTGGTACGAACAGCCAAATCGGTCAGGTATTCCTGCTCAAGCTTAGTCAACTGCTCGTATGGAACCAAACCGGGTGTCTTATCAGAAAGGCTCTCCCACAGGGCTCTGCCTCTATCTACTTGGCCTTTGGCTTGGCCTTGGGTTTGACCTTTGCCGGCAGGCTTTTCGGTACGCCGTACTTGGCCGCCCACTCCTTGGCCAGCTTGGGTTTCTGGCTGAACAGGTACGACTGCTGCGCCTTGGACTTGAACGGCATTTGTTTTCTCCAGTTTAGCCATCTTGACAGACAGCTCTTTAGTTTGACCGCTTTGGAAATCAACGGTCACGATGGTTGCATCTCCGTCGCCGGAGAATCCTTTGACCACGCCGGTACCCAACTTAGGGTTTACTACGGTGTCGCCAACTTCAAGACCCTTACGGTCAGCAGCACGTTTAGCAGCGGCTTCGGCACGAAGTTTTTCAGCTTCAGCTGCTTTTGCGGCATCTTTTTCTTCGGCGGCTTTTTGAGCAGCTTCAGTTTTCTTTTCAGCTTTAGTTTGTTTGCGTTCAGCTTTAGGAGCAGTAATACTTTCTGTCAGCGCAGTGTAGTCAGCTGTTAAAGCGTTAATGCGTTCGGTAGCAGCAGCCTCGGCTTGAGCCAATCCAAGTTGTTTTAGTTCGGCGGCAGCGGCTTGCAATTCAGCAATTTTGTCTGCAATGTTTACCAACTTCACGGCCATCTGGCTTCCGGCGGTACTGGCTTTCTGCCATTCGCGAGAATCATCTAAGCTGGCAAACATTTCACCGGCTTCACCTTCAAGACCTAAGTTCTTCAAAGCAGACGTCAAATCACCAGACTCAATGTTTCCTTTGACCTGATCGATTTTTTCACTGAGCTCCGACATCTTGGCAATGTCAGCTTTAGAGGGCGACGCTTTAGCTTCCAGTTTGGCAAGATCACTTTCCAATTTGCCGAGTTCTGTCGAGGCGGCTTTCTGTGCGGAGTCAATGCCCAAATGAGTAAACACTTGGTTGCGATCAAAGCCCATGTCCTCTGCAATATCTGCAAGGATTTCTGGGTTACCGATCTGACGAACGCGAGACGCATCAATACCAAAGGTGTCAGCAACTTCCTTAGCGACGTTACCTTTGTAGCCTTCAGGTACAGATTTACGGGCAAGAATATACGCCTGCAAGATTTTGCGGTCGCGCTCTTTATTCTTTGACTTGGCGAGGTGCTGGTCAATGACAGCTTCCATTTCGTTATTGCCAAAGTCGAGTTGATCTGCGCGACCGCCTTCTTGGTCTTGGCGCATGGCTTCAATCTCGGCAGCGTTGCCTGTGGCACGAGCAATCTCTAACGCATCATCTGAAGTGTCGACCAGATTAGTAGTACCGGGTGCACTGCGAGTAGTTTGGCCTTGGTCTACAACGGTAGATGGTTGGCCACTGGTGCTTGGAAGAACTCCAGCTTGTTGAGGTGGGGCTCCAGCTGCGGTGGTATCTCCACCCACTGTTCCTTGGACAGCAACATCTGATCCTGCAGCTCCCACAGTTCCCGGAACGACAGCGCCCCCGACTCCCAAGCCTCCTGCAGGCTGTTGTACAGTAGAAATTCCTGTGCCACTTGATGCCTCCTTGCGTGCTTGAATAATAGCAGCATCGAGAAGTTGTTGCACTTTCTCCAAACGCTTAGGAGTCATTGGCTTTGGGTCTGAGGCGTAATTCCACACGTCCTGAAATACAGGGCTAGACAACTCAAGGTTGTTTTCCTTAGCGAGTTTCTGTATCTCATCAAAAAACTGCAAAGACGAGGGCGTAGCGATAACACCGAATGTGTCGCGCAACTCGGTTCTGGGAGTAACTGTCAAGGGAGCTGGAGCGCTACCCAACAAATTTGCTCCGCTAAGAGGGTTGCCCATCAACGAAGACGCCGCTGTACCTGTAAGACTTTCGCCCAACGGTTGAGTCAGATCAGTTTCTTCACTAATTAAAGTTGGTGTTGTTAGTTTAGGGCCGCCTAAAGGATTAGCCATTAACGCAGCAGGATCAGTACCCGTGAGGCTTGCTCCAAGAGGTGCTTTTGTTTCAAGACCAACTTGTGGCTGCTCTGGAGCCAGCAAATTTAATTCTTGCTGAGGGGCTTGATACTGTTCACTACGACGCCAGCCGCCAGCTGCACCACCAATAGTGCCGCCAAGAAGCGCACCGCCAATAGCTGATTCTTTATAGCGAGCAAGCGCAGCATCAGACAAGAACTGCTCGTTAGGGTCAACGGCCATACGGCCAAGCTGACTAGTCATTTCCTGAAGGGTCTCAGTGCCACCTTCTACCAAACCGGTAGTTAAGCCTGTGGCTGCTGTGCGAGCCACACCGCCTCTAAATCCAGAAAGGTCATCAAGCGCTCTAACACCCGATCGGAAACCCTGCTGCCTAGCCAACGCGCCTTCTAGACCGAGAGCGTTCAGAGCTGAGTAGGGGACACCAAGAGCTGCTGCAGCACCTAAATTTGTTTGACCGTCAGCCTGTTCTCGTTGGGCTTGCAGAATATCGCCGACTGCGGATGGGTAGCCAGCAGTGACACCGCCAAGAGTCTGGCCTGTACGGAGCGCTCTAGTAGCCTGTGCGGCAGCGTTTACATCTCCGGCAGTTTGTGCAGCGCCGAGGGCTGCACGAGTACCAGTCATCAAACCACGAGCAACTAAACCACCACCAAGGGCCTCAGCCATGTATGGGGCGGAGCCAATAGCCAAACCGCCAATGTAGCTTGGCAGATCAGAAACACCTCGAACATCTTCAAAGCTTTCAATGGCACCTTGTGCGCGAGCTCGTTCGGAGGCTACGTTAGCTTCAAACTCATTGGCCTCACGACCACGACGGAAGAAGTCTGCGCCTGTAACCGCTTCACCCAAACCATACAAACCTGCTTGATATCGGTCAAGAGCTGCACCAGTGCGAAGTCCAGAGATTCCAGACTGTGTAGGCTTGTAACCATATTCCGAAGCAATCCTACCGGGGGATACACCCGCCGCAGTAGAAGCTAATTGCAGAAGCTGCTCATCGCTTTTATCGTTAGCAAACGCCCCGAGGGCGGATCGCAGGTCTGCAATAGACGGCATAGAGGCACCTTTGTTCTAACTGCTAATAGTTTACTTCAAACCAAACCTTTTCGCACGAATTTCCTCGTCGGCGGTTAGAGGTTGTTTGCTGGCTATTTTGGATTCTAAGTAAGCTTTATAGCGAGCCTGACCAGCATCAAGCCCCTGACCCACAGCAGCCACCAAGTTAGGAGCGGTTGGAGGTGTTTCACGAGCAACTCCTGTGACAGAACTAACATTTGTCTTTGGACGATTTGGGTCAAGTCCAAGATTAGTAGATGTCTTTGCCGGAGCCGACGCTGCAGCTGGAGCAGAAGCATTTGGTTTTTCGTTGGCCAGAATTTGTTTAGCCAACGCCGCAGGATCAAGGCTTGCGTTAGCGCCGCCAGTGCCTAAATACTGATTAAAGATTTGGTCTGTAATAGCTTGTCTAGCTGACTGAAAAGTATGCTGGGGGCCTTTTTTGTTGGTCGGGTCTACGGGAGTACCCACCAATTGTTCAGCAGCCTTAGCGATTTTCTCAGGGTCAAGCGCGCCAATAGGAACCACATTTCGCTCTAAAGGAATTTGCACACTCTCAAGGTCACCGCTTTGTCTGTTAAAACGCAAAGCACTCATCACCTGAATAGGATTGCCTTTCTCGTCTCGAGAATATCCCACCTGCACACCAGACAATTGGTTTGCAGCGCTTCCGCCCTCTTGGGAGGCTTTTTTTGCCATTGCGTTGTAGTAACCAACTTGGGCCTTTTTTGTGTCTTCGTCCAAGCGAAACTTAGCCAACTCAAACGCGCCGCCTTCTCTGATTCGAGAATCAACACTAAGAGCAAATTCATCAGCAGACTTCGCTTCGAGGAAAGGAACACGCGTGCCGTCCTTGTTAACTTGCGTTACTTTAAAGCCGTCAATTTCAAGTGTGAAACTATCGTTTAACTCGTCAATAGCTTTAAGCGCAGCGGCTGGGCCTTTTAGCCTAGCCTGCCTAATAGTCTGGTCAAACTTAGTACCATCAATCAAAAGTTTGTTGCGCTCATTAGTGCTGTAGTTTGCTTGCAGCGCAGCAGCAGCTTCAGGGCCTCTGAATTGGGCCACAGCAGCCAAAACGGCAGCATCTTTATCTTCTGGCTTATCGTATTTAGTGTCGTTAATCTTTGCAAATGCTGCGTCAAAATTAGTAGTTTTTTCCTGTGCTGTTCGCGCTTGGCCAACTTGGATACCTCCCAATTCAACTTGCTGGCGCAAAGCTTGCGCTTGTAAAGGAGCCATCTCATCTTCGCGTTCTGCCCTGACAATGTCTCTTCGCATCTGGAGACCAGCTGTTGGATTCCGCTCGGCGACTACGTCAGCAATCGCGTACTGTCTAGCGCGCTCAATTTCTGCCTGATTAGGCATCTGATTAAAAGTCTGCTGGCCTACTTGGTAGCGGCTCAAACCAATCCGCTGACCCTCCACCGGCATTTGAGGGGCGTAATTTACTTGTTCTTGGGGAGTTAGGCCAAACACCTCGGCGTCTTGGACTGCCATTGCTTGTGCTTCTGCACGAGCGCGGCCAATTTCTTCTGGTGTAGCTTGTCGCTGTTGAACTTCTTGAGGGGTCAGTGCTTTCGCTGCACGAATCCCTTCTTGCTCTTTAACTCGGTCGTAAACGTCTAGTGCTTGTCTAGCTACCTGCGAACCTGCCTGAAAACCTGATGCCCATCCCATATCAAACCTCCAACATCTCAATGCCGAGACCGGCGTAATTAACTGCTTTGTAGCCGTCAGGCATTGTGAACACCATTTCAGGGTAACGTTTTTCAACGTCGTCGGCCATCACGCCCAAGAAGCGTTGGCCGGTACCGCCAATATATTCAAACTCATAGAGTGGCAACATGGTACGCTTATCGTGGCCAACCACTTCAATATTTTCTTTGAGGCGGCGATCAGACTTGGCAAGACCGGCTGCGCCCAATGTGGCACCAGCGCCGAGGATAGAACCCCACATTTCGCCTTGAGCGTTAAGACCTGTGTTGTACGCACTTGTTTGAGAGCCGAGAATTTGACCTTGACCTGTAATACCCATCTGAGCGCCGCCCATCATATAACCAGCGCCTTGGCCAAATGCAGAGCTGTACTGATTACCCGGAGCCATGGCAGAACTAAGTCCAGTAGAACCTGAAGTGTTAGCGCCGCCATAAGCACCAAGAGAAGCACCTGCAAGACCACGACCCAAGCCAGTGACATCTAAACTACGAGCGAAACCTGTTTGTTCGGCTTGGCGACGAGCGTTAGTAGCTGCACCGGCAGTCATACCTGCAAGACCAAGGGCGTTCTGGTTTCTCATCATCAAAGCAGCGCCAGACGAGGCGTTAATACCGCGACGAGCCATCTCTCGATTGCTTACACCTTGAGCAGACTGGAATGCATTAGCTGCATCGGCTGCGGCTTGAGCGGCAAGTTGTTGTCTATTGCCTTCGGTGTTGTAGGCTTGGGCCTGTGCGACTAGACCTTGTTCCAACGGTCGGAACGTTTGCCTCTGGTAGTCGTAGTAATCGCGCCCCTGTCGCATCAGTTCTTCTTGAGCAGCCATTTGCTGGGCAGCAACTCGTTCAGCCAGAGGTTTCATTTCCTCATACTGACGTTGTGCAAAGTCCATTTGACGATTGCCTAGACGCTCTGCAGTAGCAATACCACGTTCCGTGGCAGCGGCCATCGCCGAATAGTCTGGTGGTGCTGCTGATTTTCCGCCCATATTTACTCCTTGCGCAGCCAACGACAGGTGTCAGGCCGCATTACCAAAATCTGCATATCAGCGCCGGGAGCGCCGTCTTTCATTACAAACTCTTCTTCAAACCCAAGATGCTTATCGAATTCTATGATATGTGGTTCATTTGTGGGCACCATACCAGTGAGTCTTTTTAACTGGCAGTGGTTAAATGCATAGTTGCACACATGCTCGAAGAGGGGAATGATTTGCTTCGTCTGCCGTGCGATGGCTATATGACATGTAGCGTTTGATCCATTGTAGTTGTTTATGACTACTCCGGCTAGAACCTCGTCACCCTGCATGACACCGAGTGCGTAGAAACTTCCCCAGTCTGCGTTCTGACCGACACGCTCAGCAACCCAAGCGCCAATACGATCTTTCTGGTCAAAGACAAGTTCTGCCATGTGCGTATTATGTCTTATTGCGGTGGAGTTGGCCAGATGATTTCTGTAGGATAGCCGGATTGTTCTGTGATGTCACGCAGCTCTTGTCGGTAGGTTGCCCATGCAGTTTTAGTAGCCAACAGTACATCAGGCATTTGAGTCCAATCAGAAGCAGCAAGAAAACGATTGCGTCGCTCTCTAGCTTTGGTTTCTAGTACCGGAATGTCGGGAATCCACTCTTTAGTGACATAGTCAAAGATGTAGTCGGCGGCAGGTGGAAAGCTACTTGTAATAGTCCCACCAACAACTTCAACCCATGGAGCTGTCCGTGCATCGTCGGGTTGGTCTGAGATTTCGTACTTTTTGGTGTCTGAGTTAAACCAAGTCGTACCGCGGTAGTCGGCAGTAAGTACCCATGTTAAGCCATTCCATTTGGGGCGCAACTTACCTTGAGCCTCGGGTGGGGCCTCAGATACTCCAGCAGGCGAATCCACATAGATTGTCCCGCTGTAGAAATTGTCATTGTCGTATGTGTATTTCATGCTCGGTTAAGTATCCATCGTACTTGCGTGGGGACTGTGAGGTAGGTAAAAGTGCTTGATACGTTTGTAATGATGTAGTGCCGCAGAAAAATAAAAACCCGATTATCGTCTGTGGTCGTAGACCCGCCAACTGAGTAACGTCTGTTTACAACGACTTCAGCAACAACAGTGATATTAAACTGCCCATCCCCGCCAGAATAGTTAGACTCGGACAAAGGCTGAGCACTACAAGAAAACGGCTGTCTGAGGATGACGGCTAGAGGGAACGCCGAAAAATAATCGTCAGTTATGTTTGTTGGGACTACACGATTAATATTGACAAGCTGAGATGTTCCGACTGGAAGGGGGGTGTCAATGTAGTAGCCGCCCTCACCGTCGTTCATATAAGTACTGGTATAACCCAATAATGTCTGAGATGGCAGGGTAAGAACTCCACTTTCCAGAACGTTACGACGGGCGACGTTCATGCTGTCAGCAGTCAGCGTAGATGCTGTTACAGCTCCAGAAAAACTACCAGTCGCACCAGACAGAGCGCCACTAAAGGTGCCGGTAGCACCAGACAACGCACCACTGAACGTACCAGACGCACCAGTCAAATCACCCTTGAACGTGGCGTTACCCGCATTGTCCAGAGCAAAAGTTGTTAGGCCGTTCTTAGTTCCAACGATACCAGTGCTGCCGATGTAGAAACCATTGAAGCCCGGTTGGCCGTTTAGCGCAGGGTTGCCCACAGTGATTGCGGATGCTGCGTTTAGCGTCACAGGGCCAGTCAGAACCTGAGCACCAGCCCTTGCAAGTTTAGCGTCAGCAGCGGATTGAGCTGCAGCAGCGGCAGAGGCAGCGGAGTTAGCAGTAGACTGAGCAGTTGAAGCTGCGGAGGCAGCGTTGTTGGCTGTGTTCTGTGCAGTAGAGGCCGCAGAAACGGCGGTATTCGCCGTACCTTGAGCCGTAGAAGCCGCTGCAACGGCAGAATTTGCCGTTGAGTTAGCCGTGTTGGCTGTTGAGTTAGCATTGTTAGCTGTATTGACAACAGTAGAAGCAGTAGTTCCAGCGATCGAACCTGTGACATCACCAGAAAAAGAACTGGCTCCAAGGCTAGAACCCGCAGACAGAATCACTGTGCCGTCAGCCGCACGGATTGACAGACCGTTTGAATTAATCTGAGACGCAACCAACTGGCCACGGATGGAGGCAGCACCAAACTCAGCGGAGCCACTACCATCGATCTTCCAGCCAGCAGAACCATTGACATAGTTGGCAGATTGAATGTACTGACCAACGCTGATGGAACCAGCTCTGATTTTGTCAGCAGACAAAGAAGCAATCTTGGCATTGTCCACCGCGAGGTTGGCGATCTTAGCGTTAGTGATCGTGCCGTTCTGGATGTAGCCGTCAGTGATATACACACCAACAGGAACCTCTACACCGCCAATAGTTACGGGTGTTGTCCGGACAATAAACGGCATCGTGGGCGTGATGCCCGGGCCGCTAGGGCTTGCAATATAGAACGAGTCAGAACGAACAGCAAAGGTACTGGTTGCCCCCGCATCATTAGCCGTAGAAGCCAGACCGAAACCAGAGACATAACCGTTTAGGTCAACCTTGACTGTGTACTTGCCTTCAAGCGCAGTACCGCTAGCCTTGGTGAAGTAGTTAGCCTGCAACGCCGCAGTCGTTGTGTAGTTGTTCAGTGTGCTGGTTGAGACAAGCGTAGACGTAGCAGAACTGATTGCCGAGTCCGTGGCTGTCTTGGTGTAATAGTTTGTTGTCAGTGTGGCGTTAGTAGGGTAATTACCTAGTGTTGTAGCTAAGCCACTGTTTGAAACCAAATTGGTTGTTGCGGAACTAATCGCACTGTCAGCCTGAGTCTTGGTGTAGTAGTTTGTTGTCAGGGACGCCGTGGTTGTATAACTACCAAGAGCTGTGTTCAGAGCGGTCGTCGATACCAAGTTAGACGTAGCCGCACTAATTGCAGAGTCCGCACCTGTCTTGGTGTAGTACAACGAGTTCAGGGTAGCCGTGTTGGTGTACGAACTTAGCGCAGTATTTAACGCAGTCGTGGAAACCAAGTTCTGAGTTGCTTGGCTAATGGCCGAGTCTGCGGCTGTCTTTGTGTAGTAGTTGGCAGTCAGTGTCGCCGTGTTGGTGTACGCGGTTAGAGCCGTGTTTAGCGCAGTCGTAGAAACTAAGAACTGCGTAGCCGAACTGATTGCAGAATCTGTCGCTGTCTTTGTGTAGTAGTCCGCCACCAAACCTGCGGTATTGGTGTAGTTGCCCAGAGCGGTGTTTAGCGCAGTTGTGGAAACCAACGTGCTTGTCGCAGAACTAATGGCTGAATCAGTTGCTGCCTTGGTGTAGTAGTTCGTCAGCAAAGTCGAGCGAGTCGCTGGCAGGCCAGTTGTAGCGTCATTGACTTGTGCACTAAGGGACTGGCGAAGCGTTGACTCAGCACTTAAATCGCTAACAACAGTTGCAATCTGTGTAGTGTGCGCAGCAACAACCTGACCAAGTGATGTGTAGTCACCGACCTTTGTCCAGTAAGTGGTGTTGGTTGGTAGATTGCCAGTCGTAGTTGACTTGGCTTGATAAATAGCGCCGTTGTATGTGACTAGATCGTTTGTCGCATAGGTCGTTGTGTTTGAATACGCAGGAGTATTCTGAATATCATTGACCTGTGCTTGCACCGCACCAACGCGAGCATTGACTGACCCGGGAACACTGGCTGCAGCGTCAATTAAATCAATGCGAGCGCCTAGGTCGGTATAAAGCTGTGCGGCTGTAAGTTCCCCAGTCAGGGCTTCAAGAAGCTTAGCTACATCTTGGCCTGTAGTAACAACAAGACCGTTAGTTCCGCCAGCAGGGGATGCGCTTAAAACGCCATCAATAGATTCCCACTTAATCCACAAGTGCCACTCGGTGGCTGGGTTTGTAGAGTAAGACGTAACCGCGCCAGAAAACTGGGTAATCTCAACAGCATCTGCAAAGACAGGCTGAGGCGCAGTGCCTGCACGAGTAGCGCCATAAATGCGAGAAAGCCTGTGACCGTGGCCTTGTGAGTAGACTGGGTCGTCGCACTCAATGATGATGTTTGAAATCGCAGCGGTAGCGGTAAACCCAGTAGGTGTAGGCGGCGGTGTTAAATCGGGAACGTAAGCGTTAGTAATGGATGGGCCAGCAAGAAGAGGAGCAGAGCCGCCGCCGAACTTAAAGTTGCTGAGAGACGCAAAGCCAGAGTCAACCAAGTCACGAATCGTGATACCACGGTCAAGCGGGTCGCCCTGCTTGCCTAAATAGGTCATCAAGGTTTCGCGAACGCGAGAGCCAAAGTTACTGGCGCTGTCGCTTGGGATGTCGTTTCTCATAGCTGTTTGAGTTCCTCAACAGATGTCGCGATAGCCACGTCTTGCACTGGATTTGTACCCTCGAGCTCAATCTGGAATTCAAATGCGCGGTAACCGCTAGGCAATCTAAACGGATTGCGGTCTGCAACGGTCTGCGTGTGCTTAAGATCGCCGTCTGCGTACAAACGGAATGTGACGGGGTAAGCATTGGCTACCACCACGGCAGCAGCAAAGTTAATCGGTGAGCCCTGACGGAATGGCTTGCTACGTGAGCGATAGGTCAGCGATGTACCAGTGTCCCACTTGCCGATGTTTGTACCTGTTAAAACATACAGCTGATCTTTCAGACTGTCGAAGTACATGGCAGAGTAGCCAGTGTCAAGGAAATAAATACCGCCGCCATTGGGATCAATGAGGAAACCTTTGCGGCCAGAGCCGTCGTCGTAACTACCTAAGTAGAAACCCTCATACATCTTACCGATGATGCTGCTTGGAACCAGAGCTTGCCAGTCTTCGCGGAGCATGACGCCATTAGTAATAACACGAGCGCCGCCATCGCCAAACCAGCACAAACCGTCTTCAGAGGCCCAAGCCACGCCATTACCCATGCTCACAACAGAACGTGCTGAAACGCAGGCTTGTTGTATTTCTAAGGGACGTTGATCCATGCCATCAGGGGTTGAGCCTTGCACGAGTAGGGGGCGGCCAGTTGTCAGCACCAAGAGACTTTGCCCAAACACACCGAGGCCAACAGGTTTGCTGTCTGGTGGAATGATCTCGTAGTTTGCAGGCCAAGCGTATGGTGTGTAGGGCTCGCAGATGCGTACCGAGTTACCCGAGATACCACTCATCATTCCATTCCACATTGCTGTGAGGTTTGACAGGGTTGGCTCAGTAATACTCGTCGCGCCACCAGTAGGAACACCGGGTGCTGGGAACCACAAGTTAGTCGCTAGGTTTTCACCAAGGGTTTGATTATCATCAGTAGTTGAGGACGTAGCAAGCGCAATCTCGCGCAGGAAGTAAAAGTCTGTACCAGTCGAGCTACCCTGTGTGCGGTAGATGCGGATCGTGGCAATGTCGTAGTTGCCCGATGGCACAGAACTAAAGCCAGAAATAGCAGTCGAGCCTAGGTTGTCCCGGGTGACTAGGGCGCTCACAGGTGACGGAGCAGATTCCCAGCCAAGGCTGTTAACGTATGTGTAGACGTAGTAGTAATACTCAATGACTGGCGATGTTGCACCAGAGTTTGTGCCCGCCACTGTAGGAGCGCCAGCTGGAGCTGGAATGCCCATAGGACGGTTAGCTGTAGGGTATGGTGCTGTGGCCAAACCGATCACATTGTTAGTGAACTTGGGAGCGCCGTCGCCAGTGTAGTACGTCTGTTCGGTTGTATCAGCAGCATCAAAGCCACGAACAACATTGACTGCGGTAGTCCAGCTTAGCCAGTACTGAGCGTCGGAGTCTACGTCACGACCCATGCGGTAAATGGTTTGACGGCCAGAAGGAACTGTAGCTACGGTTGCTGGGGATTTCCAAGCACGCAAGTCGCCACGCCCGGGCTTTTGGTTGCGGGAGACGACACCTACTGTGTCGGGCAACATAACGGGGTTGATCGCTCGGTTCTCACCGGCAAAGCCCCCATAGCGAATAACGGCCATAGCTCACTCCTATATGCCTAGATTGTAGTGTTAACCACCCAAAACAGCTAGGGCCTGATTGATGTGTTTGATGCGATCGTCAAGTCCGATTGTGCCGCCGTTGATGCGTTTCGTCATGGTCACAAAGTCGCGGCCATCAGCGTGCTGATTAATCTTGTGTGTCTGCCAGAACCAACCTGCTGTTTGAGCGGCGTACTTGGGAGTGCGCACGAGTTCAGGCTCCATCACGAAGTCCACACCGAGGGCTTTGCCTGCGTGGTAGAAGTTGCTATGACCGGTCAGCTGGAGAAATCCGGAGCCGCGGAACCGCCAGCCATCCCCAGAAGCCTCGTCACGGTTTCCCATACGATTGCCGTAAATGCGATTGGCGATACGTTTAGGCTGTTTCTCGTAGGCCGCAGCTTCCTCGGGTGTAAAGCCCCATGCACGTTTAGGCGTACGGGGGAACAGCTTCAAAAGCGTAGCAGCTCTGTAGTTCAGGTTCTCTTCCATGATCTTGAAGTTGCCGCACTCGTGCCCGCACTGACCAATCCAGCTTGCTTGCTGCAAAGGCGTGAGGATGCCAAACCGCTCGAAGGTTTCGTTGAACGCATCGGCCAATGTGGGGTCGATGTGCATTTGTTTGAGTTGGTCACTTGTTACCATTTAAGAGATTCCTTACGTCGTTGTATGCGTCTATGCACGCATTCAGTTGTGCAGTGTTCTTGTCGCCTTGGGCCACTATTTCTGCGATGGCTTGGAGGGTTGCTCGCTCGGCATCAGAAGCTTGGTCAGTCTGTCGGTTAGGTTCACTTCTTGTTTCTGGGCTATTTGTGGGGGCAGGGGCGGGACTTGCGGGGGCTTGTACGCAACTTGGGGCGGGGAGGCGCACCCGACCAGCAGCAATGAGGCGATTAAGATCAGTTTGCTTTTGATTAACGACATTGTTAGTCTCCTGAAGTTTAGCGGCAGTGGTGTTGATCTGTTCGTTTAGTTTCTGCTCAGTCTGACGAGCTTCCTCATTCTTCTTGGCAATTTCTGCCTGCATCTCTGCATCCCGTTTGTTCCAGCCTTTGTCATAGCCAAAAAAGTATGTGCCGACGAACAACACTATGACAGCGATGACTGCGTACACCCAGCGGGGGAGAGATAGCAAAAACATAATCAGGTCTCCTTACGAGCGGCTGCAATCTCTGCACGGTCATCATCAGGCTCCATGTGCTCTGGAGGCGTTGTAGGTGGAGGCCCGGGAGTCCACGACTCATCAAGGTCTGGGTTCTTGTAGCCCATCCAGTTGAAGTTAGGCATGATCGATGAAGCCGCTGGGGCGGTAGAAACCACCGTTGCCTGCACAGGTATTGGTGTGCTAGGGGTTGTCGTCGTAGCCGTCGTTGTAGGAGGATGAGGAGCCATGGCTTGAGCCGCAGCGCCCACAGCGCGTTTACTCATCACACCGCCAATACCACCTACTATCAATAACACAATGTCGTTCAGCATCTTCGTGTACGCCTGATCGATGGGGGCCATCGACTTGATTGGCTGGGTGACGAACGTCACCGAATACAGAAGCGCCACGACAATGAAGCACAGGATGCAGGT